CCGCCGGGTAGGGTTGTGGCTTATGGGGGTGCGGTAACCTCATGGCCATCATTGTAGGCGGTGGTAACCGTGGCGGGGGGGTCATACTTGGTGCGGGCAAGGTCAACCCCCTTGATAGCCACGGTGTGATTGAGTTGAAGAATGACGCGGACCCCCGGTTGATCCTCATGACCTCCGGGGAGGAGAAGCGGGGTAAAACCCACTACGCATGTGGGCTGCCGGACCCCATCCTAACCATCTGTTTTGGGGACACCGGCACCGTCCCCACCATGCACAAAGTAGCGGTAGCCCAGATGGGGAAGAAGGTGAAGATTCGGTCATTCCCCAACGTGATGGACCTAAGCAACCAGACGCTAGCGGCGTCCGAATGGGCCAAAGTGTGTAGTCTGGTCGACGCGGTGGTGAACTCCACCAGAAGTGAGGTGCGTTCTGTGTTCATCGACCAAGGGACCACTATGTGGGAGTTGCTACGTATGGCGAAGTTCGGCAAACTTACCAAGGTTATGCCCCACCAATACACCATCGTAAATTCGGAGATGGAACGGGTGTGGGGCGTCCTCACATCCCGCCCAGACCTCCACATCATTGCCACCCACCGCCACAAGAAAAAGTACGTCAATGATTCCTGGAACGGGCGGGACATGGAATTCGCGGGCTACAGCGGTATGCCGTATATCGCCAACGTGGTTGGGGTCCACACGCGGTATGTGGAGGGGGATGGCACCGTAACCTTTGGCCTGCGGATTACAGAGGCGCGGGATGAGCCCCAAGACCTGTTGGGGTATGAATTCAAGTCTAACCCCAACCGCACCGAAGAGTATGGGGGGCCGGTCGACGAATGCAACTACCCCACCCTGTTTAAGTCTGCATTCCCCGATGCGGAGGTGGATTGGTAACGCTATGGGGTTTACATTCTTCACACATCGCACCCGGATTTCTATTGGCATACGTGCTGGGTTTTACAAGCACAATTGGATAGACGTAAACATCCTTGGTTTGTTTTTAATCAGCATCAATTCAGGGGTGGATAGACGGCGCTGGAAGATTGGCCCATGGCGCGGGGCGTACTGGGAATTACAATGAACAAAGAAGTACTAAACATGATAGAACCACTCAAGTACGTAAACATGTCTGCGGCTGAAATCTCAGCCCAGTTAGACATACTGGATACCGAAGCCACCAAACGGGTAAAACCGTCCAAACCCTTAACCCACCGGCAATCCATAGTCCATCGGCTTTGTTTGTGTGGGGATGGCTCCGGCATGTTGGAATGGTTGGATGAAAACAACCTAAAACACGCCACGGGGTTCAGGGACCCCGTAGAAATGGAGGTCGTATTACGGGAATTGGTTGAACGGGTGGTGGGCGAGCAAAAAGTCTAACCAACTCCATGATCTACATCGATCCACGGGTAGGTAGCAAAGAACTCCTACCCCTTATCCACCAACTGCATGCCCCTGCGTGCCTAGAACCCTCTGAATTTGGCGATTGCCACTTTGGCGGCAACACCCCCCAGGGCTGGGCCAAGATCGGTATTGAGCGAAAGACCCTGGGGGATGCTCTCCAATGTATGGTTAATGGCCGGTTCGCTGGATACCAACTACCGGGCATGGTGACTGAGTACGAATACCCGATTTTGATGTTGGAATCAAACGCGGTAGCCGACGCCGCCGGGGTGTTGTGCGAGTGGAGGAGGGGGGGAGGGCTCACCCCGGTTAAGGTGGGGTACCGTAAGTTTGCGTGGCAAGACTGGGCCAACTGGCAGACAACCCTGTGTATACAGTACCCCACTTTACGTATCATCCACACGCGGGACATGCAGGCCACGGCTAAAGCGGTCGTGGGTCTCTACCACCACCTCCAAGTGGATTGGGAATCCCATCAATCCGCTAAGTCAGTCTACATCCCCCCGCCGCCGGTCACCCTCTACCGGGAGCCAACCCTAGCACGTAAGCTGGCATTCCTGCTGCCTGGGGTGGGCTGGGAGCGGTCTAAAGTGGTGGCGGAACGTTTCCCCACCGTGGCGGCGTTGGCGGCGTCCACACTGTCGGATTGGATGGCCCCCAAACTCCCAGGGGTGGGGAAGACGACCGCACAACGGGCCATAGACGCAATCAAATCCCAAGACTGAAGGGCAAATGGTATGACACAAGAACAAGACCTAATCCTAGCCATGATCGGCGGGGGTAACCTACTAGTTCAAGATGTGGCTACGCTTGGATGGTTCATCCTACTCATGGGTGGCCCCTTAGACCCCCACTGGGTAGAGCATATTCCAGTCAACGGGGAAGCGGCGGCCAACCTGACAACAAACCCCATACTACGCCGGATGACCAAAGAAAACGTAGACTCTAAGTGCGGGTGGGAGCACCTGGGCGTACCGGGCGGCAAATACACCGCGCTGTACTGCTGCACCCAATGAAACAAACTGAAGGATGAGGAATAAAATGAGGTTAGCAACAAACAGAGTAGAACGCGCCATCCGCACCAGTGTAGGGGCTCTTATGTTTTGGGTTGGTGACGCCGTAACAGACCTGGGGAACCGGATTGATAAGCGCGTTCAGTTTTGCCGGGTATGCCAAAAACCAGCGAACCGGCTGTGTCAATACTGCGGTGGGCCATTGTGTGAGGCCCACCCCGATAGTGAGTGCCGCCTGAAGGACACAGACGACGAATTACCAATTCCGTTCTAGTACCTACGGTCTATTGTAGGCCAGCATTTCCACCACTATCCTTGACGTATGGAACTCACCACCACCCAATACGAAATCAACACCCAGCCTTATAACGAAAAGCGTTATGGCCGCCCGTGGGCTGCCCTCTGTGTTACATCCCTGGTCAAAGACCTTTCCTTCATCGATTGGGATGGGCGTCCTGGGTACGCCGGAGAATTCACATTCGATGAAGAACCCGGCACAATCATTGCCCGTGGCCAAAAAGACCTCCGCAATGGCAAGGGCGGTATTGATAGCTACCGCGTTTGTATGCCAGATGGCCGCCTTCCGCTTATGTCCGACGTTCAGGTGCGGGAATTGTGGAAAATCAAAGACCTAACCAAACGTGTCCGCCGGTGTGCGGAAATGCGGGTTAGTGGGTGTGTGGCAGAGGTGGCCAACCTCACCACCCTTATCGGTGCCGGTGCTCCGGCGGGGGCCAGCGTGTACGTCATCAAACAGTATGATGAATGGCAGGAACGCCTGGACGCCCAACGCAAGCAGGTCGAATACTACAGCCTGTTGGCCGGGATGCCAAACCCATTCACCCGTGCGGTCTAAGTAGTTGGTATGTGTACCCTCATCCAAGTAGGCCCCACCCAGGCCCCCGCCACCATCCCCACATTCCTACCCCCGCGTGGCTGGTCCATCCACCGCCGGGGGTATCTCTATTGGACATCCAACGCCACCACCCCTGGCATCCGGCGGGGTGAGTTTGCCCACCGCATCATTATGGAGCACTTGTTGGGTGACCCATTACCCGCCGGATACCACATCCACCATCAAGACGGCAACAAACTCAACAATTGCCCCCTCAACCTAATCCTACTCCCCGCTGCCCTGAACCCCAGTCCCGCTGTGCAGTGCCCGTATACCAGCCAATTCATCACACGGGATGAGGCAGTACGGCGGGGCATACTCAAGCTTTAGCTCTTTAGTCCCATTCCCACACACAAACAAACCTGTAAGGATTATATCTATGTACCAATGCCCAGAAACAACCGACAACCCCCACACCCCAGAACCAACCCCGGCCTACGTCCCGATTGTTTTACCGGCTTCGGACTGGCAAATCTTCTACAACCTGATTGAGTACGGGATCGTTAACGCCCCGTTTGAGGTTCGGGAGTCTTACCGCAACCTACGCGCGTACTTCGTCGCCAACTACGTTAGTGATTTCCAGCGCGGGAAGTGGTCTAAAGCTGTGTTTTCTGTACTCCGCTTGGACGGTGAACCCTTATCTAGGGTGTACACAGCCACCCAACACCACACCCTACGGGACGCCCTATCAAACGTGACCCGTATCAACTCCCGCCCAGGTGCTGACCACGTGGGCGTGTTCTTCAACCGTCAAGCTGTCCGGGAAGAAGGGTTGGGTTTATGATTCGGTTCATGTCTTACTACTCCGCCCTGTTGTGGGTGACCCGTAGTTCTTCCGGTCCCTGTTGCGTTCGCGTCCGGTCCAATGACAAGTACGTATACAGTAAAGAACACAGCGCCCTAATCTATCTACGTACGGAGATTGGGTAATGTCGACCGGCCACACCTGTGTTTCATGCCCCTACCATACCCCCCAGGTGCCCCCCATCGGCCCCCCGTCCGCCTCCATCATGATTGTCGCGGAATCCCCCGGCCCGTCCGACGTGAGGGAACGCCGCCCCATGGCCAGCCCAGGTGGGGCCGAACTGTCCAAAGTCTACCTCCCCATTGCCGGGGTGAGGTTGGAAGACTGCTACATCACCTACGTCCGTAAATGCCTTACGGATTACGGCAAACGCAACCCCACCCATGTCGAGTGCTCACATTGCGCCTCCACCCACCTCTATACCGAAATCGCCGCCGTCAACCCCGACATCATAGTAACCCTGGGGTCCGGCCCCGCCCACGTCTTCGGGCGCTCCCTGGGCCGGGATCACGGCATCATCACCCAGGAGGAAATCCCACTACCTGGGCGGGCTGCCCCGTGGGTTGGGTATGTCTTCCCTACCTTCTCCCAAAACGCGGGCCTAAGCGCCGCTGACGCTGACGGCGGCACCTCTGAGGATTCCGATTCCTACATGGTGCGTTTGGTTTACGACTTTGAAGCGTTAGCCGACTTCATCCGTACCGGTGTGGTGGTGGAAGACCCCTACCCCAGCCCCGACTATCGCGAGATAACCACACCAGAAGAGTGGTGGGATTACTTGGAGGTGACCCACCCTAAAGACGGGTTCCGGCTTATGGAACTCGGCATGGATACCGAATCCGACACGCGGTATCGTGATTACCGCCAAGCCCCCCCGTGGTGTTTGACGGCATCGGTGCGCCCAGGTTCTGGTGTGTTGATCCATGCCGACAACACCCACCTACTGGGCCTAGTGGGTAGTATGATGGCCCCGCGCGGCCACCGCCCCTTAGTTGTGCTACACAACAGCCTCTATGACCTGGATGTGCTACGTCGTATGGGAATCCACGTTGAACGGTTCTCTGACAACCTACTCCTATGTTTTGAATTGGGAATCCCATCCAAAGGCCTCAAATACCTAACCCGGCGTTACCTGGGTATGGCCATGTCCGATTTTGAAGACGTGGTTAGGCCCGCATCCGTCGAACGCGGCGTACTCCCCGTCCTAACAGAGTTTATGGAGTATTACGCGGCCCAACACGCCTTCATGCACACTTTCAAATCAGGTGCGCGTAAGGGGCAACAGGAGGTCCGTTGGCCTAAATCCCTACCCGACAAAGGAACCTACAACAAAGTAGCTGCATTATTTCGAGATTTGGGTGACCCTGATAAGGATACAGACCCCTGGGAACGCTATTCCAACTGGGCGGATGACGGCGACACCACCGATTGGGACGTATTCCGCCTCTACACCTCCACCCCGTGGCCAAAAGCTTCTATTTGGTATGTGGATCGCCCCCAAGCTGTCCGTTACGCCTGTATGGACGCTGACGCCACCCTCCGAATGCGGCCCATCCTACGCCGTTTGGCGCGGGAATTGAGGCGGCGGACCTGGGCAGGGGGGATTTAGACCCTGATTCCGGGGGTTGGGGCACCCAATTTCCAGCCCAACCCCCTATTTACCCCCCTTTCGAGACCCCCAAACCCCCCATGCCGCTCCTACCAGCCACCCCTCAAATCCACCCAAAAAATTCCACCATTCCCCGTAAACCCCCCCCCCTACCCCTACTTAGAGGGAATCGGCTCCAAAAACCCCAAAATCACCCAAAACTGAAATTTCAGCCAATTTTAGGTGCCATTATTTTACGGTTCTATAAGAATTGGTTAATTCATGTAAAGTCCTACCGCGAGTACTTCAAAGATTGGTCTTTATAGGAGTGCAAACGACACAATTAAGGTACACACTTCTTTGGTGATTCTTGCAACAAGCGTGCTAATATGTTTTTTTTGGGGGAAACGAAAACGTACCGAAAAATCACTTCTGTAACAAAACTCAAAATATCTTTCTCAAGCGCTCGACATTATCGTATTCTTCGAGAACCATAGAAATATTCAAAAAGTGCCCAGGGCACCCCCACAAACTGCAAACTTCCACACAACTCGACATACGTAAGATTTCCGTTAAATGCCTAAACTAGTTAATTCTGTTTGGAGCACTTGACAAATAGCCGCAAAAACGATGTACTGGTTTTGTAAGTCTAACGTTATCAATGTACACTGTGTACCGTGAAACACGGGTTTTTCCTGTGTGCTTATAGGGTGTATATAGAAATAATGTGAGCCCTCCGGCGGCGTGGATGCGGTGTAGCAGCCCCCAACCGGTGGAGGACTAGGCGTAGATAGGCGGCAGCCGCACTGGGCCGGGTTACCGGCCTACGGCCCCCAGGGCCGCGCGGACAGGGGTCACAAGACGGCAGACAGAGGAGAGACCAGACACGATGGGACGTAGACCCAAAGACACAACCCAACCCCAACCCCAGGCCCAGCCCCAGGCGGCTACGATGGCCCCAATGCCGGTGCCCAGGCCCAGCCGTAAGCCTAAACTAGCCCTGGGGGGTGGTATTCGCATTGAGGCCGTCACAGACGCCCCCGCCACCCTGGAAGCCTCCATGGATGCTGTTTTACGGCCTACCGCCAATCTGGCCGGCCAACAGCTACCCCCCGGCCTCCCGGCGGTGTTTTACACCCACCCGGAACGCTATTGGCTGCTAGCGCCGGAGGATCGCCCAAAAGCGGGAAGCAATCAACCCCCACCGCCACCCCAGACCCAGCCCCAGCCCATCCAGCCCCAGGCAACCCAGACGGCGGCATTCCTACCCCCACCCAACACGGTGGGCGATATCTGGTCAAACGGCCTGGCCATCATTCGGGCATGGATTCAGCGCTACAACCCGAACCCGCATCGGGGGGTGGTGTACGGCGGCCTGCTCTATTGGTCACACGCGGTAGGTATCCCCTACTCGACGGCGGCCAGATGGTGGGCGCGCGGTAAATCGCGGGTTTACCCGTCCGCCAAGATTTTCAGCCTGTTGATTCGGAAGGCCGAAACCGCCACTGACCCCCGCGACAAATTGGACCCTTCCAGCTTGGCGGCTATCCGGGAACTGTCGGTGTTGAGGCATCCCAGAACCACATCGGGACGTAGTGCGGAGTTGGACGGGCTGGGCGGTGGGTTAGTCCCCCTGGGCGCGGGCCGGAAGCGCCAACCAGCCCCACACGCCATTTCCTACGACACAACCCCCGTGGTGGACGCCGCCGAACTCCAGACGGGGCGGGTAGCCATCCACACGATGGTTTCCACTCTGGGGATGGATTTGGTGGGGTTTTGTATTGCGGCGGGAGTGGGGTACCGCACGGTGGCGAACTACTTGGGTGGAGTGAGTGTGCCTAGGCGGGAAGTGTTTAAGGCGATTGCCGGGTGGGCGGGAGGTCTACCCCCATCGACGGCGGCAACGGTTGAGGCTCAAATTGAGGTGTTGGCGCGGCTGGGGACGTTGAGGCGGAAATGGAAGCGGAGGCGGTTGTAGAAATATGAACCTAGAACAGATGCTGGAACAAGTTGGCCGCCGCATCGCAGACGAGGAATCCCTTCGCGCCTGGCAGCCGCTCGACCCGGCGCTCTGGCGGCCCTGGCGCGTGCCGTTGCCGACTGCACCGCGTCGCGAGGGCTGGGCATGGCGTGACCGGCTCGTGTGGCGAGTGGATCGCGTGCGGGCGGTCGTGCGGGGCGAGGTGGCGTATTGGCGGCGGGTGGCGCGTTGGTGGATGGCGAGAGGGATGGAGGAGTAAATTGACAAAAGGCGAAGCAGTCAGTGAACTAATGAGGCGTTACCGAGTAGATACAGAAATTGAACGCAAGCGGCGCGAGAATGAGGCTATTTTCGCGGTAATGCGACGAGATAATGTAAGCCGCAAGAAGGCGCAAAAGATTCTTCGGATGCTAAGAGGTACGTGGGCGGTCAGGGATAAGCACGCGAATTGGCCGGTGGAGCATGCGTTCGGCGGAGATGATAACGCGGTGGATCGGAGGACCAAATGAGCGAACACACGGGTGACAGAACACAACCACTTATGCAAATAGCCATTATGGCTATAGAGGGAGGCGTTCGACTTAAACAGGAGCTGGAATCTGGCCAACTGTTTATAAAACCAATCACGGAGTACGACCAAGCCGATGTACACGCCCTCTGTCTAACTGGCGGGCTAGTTAGCCAGTTAGGTATGCACGCCCCGTGGCTGGCGGCGGCAAAAGCAGCGTTGGCGGCAAACATAGGCGAACCAACCCCACAGATTACTCTACGTTCGATTGTAGATTCATTAGGCCCTCTAAATCCAGCAGCGGCTGGCGTCAACGACTACCATATAGCACGTTGTTTTATTTTGGACTTTCCGGCGGTTTCGGTGGCTTACATTCGGTCACGGCTAAACGGTAGAGCGGGCTCCAGGGACCAACGCGGCACGATTCATTGGGCAATTAACAGTCTGATTAATCAGCACCCAGGCACTAAGTGGGGAAAGTTGTTTGGTGGGTTAGTGGACAGGGAAGGGATACAGGCGCGGGCGTTGGGTACGGCGTTGGGGCCGTTAGATGAGCTTCTGGATGAACTAGGGAGGATGCAGTAATGCCGTTTGAATTACGTGGAAATATGTACAGTCTGGACTTAGTGGCCGCAATCACCACAAACCCGTGGCCGGTCATATACGTACGCCTGGGCGCGGGCATGACCGAAGATGAATCGTATTGGGCGTACGATCAGGAATACCGTAATATGCAGGCCGCCGCGCGGAAAAGAGTCGAGAATGTACGAGGACACCAAAAGACAGAGGACTACCTACGCGCTGTGTACCGGGCCGCCACCGGAGATTTCAGCGCGGAAGAGTTAGCCAAGCTGAATACGGCATTTCCCTTGGTAACCTTGCCGGAACCCCGCACCCACCTCCTACATTGGGCGGCTCACGTACGCGGTGGGCAGTTCGGCCCGGTGTTGACGGCGGCGGATATCCAATGGGGAACTACAGACCCACCCAGGTCGAAACCAGCCCCAATCACACAGACCGAAGCGTTGGCGATCATGGACGCATGGCGGGCGGAAGTGGCGCGGCCAGTGGTGTTGCGTACTCAGGGGTAGTCTTACCTTCGATGGTACGTACTACCCCACAGGTACTATTTAACTATCTAGGTGGTGCCGGTTAACTTAAAACATGACACCAGCAGAAACCAAGGACGTAATACAATTTGTGGCGGACAGGTTATGGGATCTTGCTCACTATGTCTTATGTATGTGGGCGTTGATATCCGTACTGTCGCCCAGGGGCGGCGGAAAGGATTAACAAAGACCATGAACCAACAAACTCAAACACAGACGCAACCCCAGGCCCAGCCCCGTAGATGGGCGGCCCCGTTCAACTCCAGCGCGGTGGTAGACCTCACACCCAAAGAACGCCAATACGTACGGGTTATGCGGAGTACCGACCGGATAGTGTGGGAAGAGTTGGGAAACCCATACGAGTTGGGGGTGTTGGACGGGTTGAAGCGGGGGCGAATGGGGTGTAGTGGGACACGAAAGGTGGACTGGTAGATGTGCAGATTGGATGGTTTTGGACCGTGGCGGCAATCAAAGACGCCCTGGCGGATGAGTTACGGAAGCCGGACGCGGCGGCCCACTTGATCTACCCACTGGGTATGGTGTCGTGTGGGGCGGCGGGGTGGGTGTTGTTTAAGGAAAAGAAATGAAAACTAAGGTAAAGCGCTTGACGTTAAGGTTACCGCTTCCATGGCCGAAGTCGGAACGCGCCTAACCTGGACTGAAAAACTAGGGTTTGAAAAGTTGAAACGCCGACGTGTGGAAATCGAAACCCTAGAGTGGGTGTTACGGGATGAGTGATTTTCTTCGGTCGTGGGGACACCCCGACGGGAAAACAGGCGGTAGATAGATCACACCCAGGGCCTACCGTCTGTGTTGTGTTGCCTGGGAAAAACGAAAGAAGGTTGAGTCTAAGTATGAAGATGTTGAGTTTACACGTACGGATGTTGTTGGCGCTGGCGGTGCTGGTTGTTGTGTCTACGGCTCCCGCACAGGCCCACCAAACCCTACACTGCGAATTCCAAACGCAGTGCCACACGTACACCTCATGGCTTCCCCCGTGGGACACCGTGACGGAATGTGAAGAGGTGTTGGTGTGTTACTACGTAGAGATCCCAGACTTGCCGGGACCTCAAGCGAGTAACACCACCACGCCGGGTGGTAGGATGCCCGCACTGTTGGAGTTGCCATGGCAAAAAGTTGGGAAATCCAACAAATGTGACAGGTACCCTCAGACGGCTCCGGTGGTTGCGTCGGTAGTTAGGTTGCCGGGTAAACGGCCATCCTAACTTAACTTGGTAGGTGGACCCCGGTTACGCCATAAGTAACGGTGGGTGTGGGGGAGTATACGTGAAACTTCCACAGGTTGCGCCCATCACCCACGACCGGGGACCACACTAAAAAAAGGAAAACATAGTGCCTTCAGAAAACACTAGCCTGTTAGTAGTAATCCCCGCTCCAGTGGTGTTCCCCGGTGACCGGTGTACAGCTTACTACCACCATACAGGTAAATGGGAGTCTGGGTTTGTACGGCAAGTTAGTTACACATGCAGCATCAACACTCCCCGCTGCGTTTGGAGGTATGTAGTTTCTCTAGACCCGAAAAACACAGATGAAGAGTGTGAATTAGTCATTGTTGAAACCCCACAGATAAAGCCAAGCTAAATGCCCTACCGCATCAAACGCCTGGACCGGCCATCTATCCTCAACGCCCACCGCATCGACGCCGGGGTTGTTCCCGCAATTACCGCGATGAACCGCAACGGGATCTATCTCAACGCCGACACCATGGCGCGGATGCATGGCGACATGATGGAGGCCTACGACGTAGCGTTGGCCGGCCTGCGGGAGTACACCGGCCTCCCAGACTTCAACCCCGGTTCCTCCCAGCAGTGCGCCCGTCTCATCTATGACGAATTGGGACTAATGCCAGAGGGTGGGTATGTCCTCACAGACAAAGGGGCACCGTCGACCGCCGACACCGTGTTGTCGACCATGGCGCACCTGGAACCCAATATCATAGGCAAAGCTGGGGGGCCAGGTAAGCCGGGTACGGGTATCCTAGAATGCCGCCGCCTAAAAAAACTAATGGGGGAATCCGGGCCGGACGGCCTCCGCTCCCATATCAATCCTGATACCGGGCGTGTCCACACCTCACTAAGCCTCACCGTGGCCCGCACAGGGCGGCTGGCCTCCCGTACCCCTAACCTACAAAACCAAAATGAATACATCCGCATGGCGTTTGAGGCCCAACATGGGCGCGTACTCGTAAGCCATGACCTAAGCCAGATAGAGATGGTGTGGACAGCGGAACTAACCCAAGACCCCACCATGATTGAGATTTTCTGTGACGGGCATGATATGCACGTGCGGACGGCCTGCGGTGTCTTCAAGTTGGACTATACCCAGGTGCGGCCCATTTGGCGTCAGTACGACGCCGGGGAACTAATATCAGGTTCGGACGCCTACGAATGGATGAGCCGCTTCAAAAAAACCCAACGGCTACCCTCAAAAACTGTAGGTTTCGCTATCATCTACGGCACCCAGGCCCCGGCATTACGACAACAAATTATCACCAACGGCGGCCCCGCCATGCCGCTGGAAGACGTAATGATGTTGATCGAGAATTGGTTTGCCATGTACCCCAAGGTGCGGGAGTGGTTAGACCTCCAACGCAGTAGGGCGCGCGTGTATGGAATGGTGTGGACAGCGTTTGGCCGCCCTCGCCGTATCCCTGAATCCCAGTCTTCGGTGAAGTGGATTGTAAGTGCGGGGGACCGTCAGACGGGTAACACCCCTGTGCAGGGCACCGCCGGGGACCACTTCAAGATTGGAATCGCATCCGTCTACCACAAAGTAATCAATAAGTATCGGCAGTATGGGTATTGCGAACCAATCCTACAAATTCACGATGAGCTGATTACTGAGGTGGAGGACTACATGGCAGAAGACTACGCACGGGAAACCCAACTTGAGTTGCAGAACGTGGTGAGGTTGAGTGTGCCGGTTAAATCTAGTTGGTCGATGGACAAAATATGGGGGAACTTAAAATGACACCGAAATACGGTGTTTTTGATTCAGTGGACAAATGTTGGTCGGGTTCAAATGAAACCGGCACAGGCCCGCTGGTCACAGACTCTTTACTGCATGCCCAGGCCTGCGCAGACATAATCACGTGGCGGTTGGGATGGATCGATGGGAGGGCCAAAGCCTGCATCATACCCAATGGGGGGCGGGGGTTTCGGTTTAAGGATGAGTTGCCGTTTGTTGTCGGACTAGGGAATCCACAGATTTAGAAATCACAATGGAAAATCTGGAAGAATCCAATCAACGTACCACTAAGCTACGGGAACAGCGCCGTCAAAAAGAAGAAGAACACGCTCGAGCCGTCAAGGACAAGTACTGGCGGGATATGGAGCAGATAACCAAACAGGCGTTTGAAGAAACAAAATACGCTAGCGATTTTGTTGTATGGCTCAAAATGCAACTAGCTGGCTTGCGGTGGGTGGTTACCTTATCTGATTTCCGTCACCCGGCCTGGATACGCTACAACTGTCTAATGGAAGTGTGGGCGGTACGGCTCCACAACGATGGGTTGTAAAAACCTAATACCCCTCTTTGACCGCCGCCTCATGGAGGTACTGGCCTACGTTCCACCTGTGCAAGTAAATCCCAGTACCTTCCCCCACCTCCCGCATTTCCAACAGCCGTTCAATAAACGGTACATCCCCGTCCGGCACATCATGACACCCGTATTCCTTCGGGTGGTCCAGTTCCGGTTTGTCGGCTAGCATCTTCTCACATGTCTTACACCAGTACTTTTTCCCCACCCGTACCTGATCGGATAATGGGTTTCCCAACCCAATCGCCCCCGTGGCCCTCTGTCGTACCGAATGCGTGATGATGTTCGCCATGATTGAAAAATGGTACCAAAGACCCATTCCCACGGCAAGTCCCTCCCCTGTATTCTTGGAAGCATGAGTACGAAAGAGTACAACACACAAGACCCCACACCTGTTACCCCAGACGCCGCCATCCTCCCGGTGGTGGCTAAACTCCCAGACGCCCCCCGCTACAAACTCCCCGCCCCCGGCGCGCGTATCGATGTAGCCTACATGGCCTTCAATCGCGATATAGTCACCGCCCTGGGGGATGATTGGACCCTCCCCAACATCCCGTGGTCAGACGAACAATTGGCCATCCGGGCCGCCTGTGTCGACCCCACCCCCGGACACTATGCGGTGATTTCCACCGCCGGTTCGGGCAAAACCACCCTCATTCGGGCGTGCATTGCCGACCTCAAAGCCCAGTATGAGGCCAACGTGACTAGCCGGACCTTCCATTCCCACGGCATGTCCGTACTCAAGAAAGCGTACTACCGCACCCGCGTTGACGACTACCGCAAGCCCTGGGAGGTCATCAACGTCCTCAATGCCGGGTACACCGACAAAGGGGCCACCAAATATGATGGCATTCTCAGCCGATGCCACGACCTGAAGGCGGGGCGTACCCCCCTCATCCCCCGCAACTGGGGCGGCGTAGTCAAAGACCTTGCAAGTGCGGGCAAGTTCTCCGGTTGGGGCGTCCGGCCCTACGGAGGCACGGCTCCCCAGGCCTTCACTTTGAAGGAGTGGCAAGAACTTAGCGACCGCATGGGCATCGACCAGTTCTTCCCCGACAAGCATAAATCCTGCTGGCCGGTAGTGCAAACCTGGGTGGAGGATTACTTACGCCAAGCCCTCAAGATGGCCCCTTCCATCATTGATTTTGACGACATGCTGTGGGTTCCCATGGCGGTACCGGAAATCCGCCGGATGGTACCCAAGTTTGCGTGGTTGTTCGTCGACGAAGCCCAGGACTCCAACTACATCCGCCGTCTGTGGGCGCGGGAATCGCTCAAACCCAATGGCCGCCTCATGGTGGTGGGGGACCCGGATCAAGCCATCAACGGGTTCGCCGGAGCCGACATCGATTCCATGCAGCGGTACGTAAACGAGTTTGAGGCCGCCACCCTCACGATGGCGACTTGCCGCCGGTGTGCTACCGAAGTGGTTAAGTATGCGTCCCAATGGTCCGGCCACTGCGTCCCCGCCGCCGGTAAGGAACTGGGCACCGTTACCGAATCCTCCACCGACCTTTTCTCTTTCGACTTGAACCCCCGCCGGGATGTCATCCTGTGCCGCAATAATCGCCCCCTCATTACTCTATTCTTCCAACTCATGAAAAACGGCATCCCCGCCGTCATCAAGGGCAACGATGTGGCCAAAAAGATGATTAAGCTACTAGATCAGGTGGCGACCGAAAACGACCTGCGGGGCCGGTTGGAGTATATCCCCGTCAGCCGGTTTAACGCAGTCTTCGAGCCCTGGCTGAAAGCCACCATCGAAAAGCTGTTAGCCGAAGACCGCAAGGGGACGGCGGGTTACATGTCCGACCTGGGCGGCGGCGTTCGTGTGGTAATTAGCCAGATGCGGCCTGGGGCTACCATGTCGGCGGTCGTGGAAGCGATTACCGCCATGTTTGAAGCGAAAGACGGCGACAAAGTGGACCGGCTTATGTTGTCTTCTATCCACCGGTCGAAGGGCCTGGAGTTTGACCGTGTGTTTTGGGTGGGGAAGAACCTGTACAACCCGTCCAAGTTCGCCAAGTCGGCAGCCGACCGCAAACAGGAGGATAACCTACAGTTTGTGGCCGCCACCCGTGCGAAATACGAACTACACATCATCCATATGGAGAAGGGACAATACGACGATGATTAGCATCTACGGGTGGAACTCCACCACCGATCAACTGGTTACGATGTCACAGGCGGTATGGAGAATCCGCCTCAAACGGGAGCGGCTTGCCGAACGTCGCAAAAATGGGGAAGTCAGCCCCACCCTGGGGGCGCTGATTGACCGGAAGTACGCGGAAACCCTGAAGGAATGCCGCGCACTGCGCGCCTGGGTAGAGGGTGGGTTGTAGAGGTATGCACTCACTACGCGGCCTCAAGCCCCCCAAAATCAAAGTCTACCTTCGGGGCGGGGTTTTTTGGGCGGAGCTGCCCACCCCGGTAGTGACAATGGATGACCGCCGTTTATATTCCGTATGCCTGAACACCGCAAAGGAATGGCGTGAATCAGCACGGCCCCTATTCGACCATCTGTACACTGTTTTCTACCGCGTGTACTTCGGCTATGACAACCAACTAAACTACAAAACCCAAAAGGAGAACTAACCATCATGCCCAACAGAACTATCCGCCCCACCACCATTGCCGCCCTCGTATTGGCGGTGGCACTCGCACTCGTCCCCGCATCCGCGCCTGTTATGGCGGCGGTGGCGTCCTCCACCACCAACCCCCACACCCCCACGTTGCTTGATCGGGTGTGGCAATTCGCCAACAACCCGGAAACCTGGATTCTCATTTTGGTCTGCTGGTTGCTGTCCGGGTTTGACCACGCCACCCGGTATTACCGTGTGGATATGATGCAGGCATGGCGGTATAGCTACGTGTGGATGCCCTTTTGGGCCTACGCCGTCCTTTATGGGATTGCTGGCCCATTCTCCCGTCTCCACACCCTCCGAAGTTTCACCCTAATTTCAGTTGACGAAGTAGAATCCCATATCGTAGACTCAAACACAGACACAAAGCAGGTTGGGTAACCCATCCCGGCCCCAAACACTAAAAGGAACTAACCATGGAAAACATTCAAGCCCAGGAAATCCTCATCGATGACATTTTCATTGATCCGGCTACCCGCACCCGCGTAGGCGGCCCCACCTCCGCCGCTGTCAAGAAACTGGCGGAAGTCTTCGCCCACTCCGAACAGCACACCCCGATTAAGATTGCCCCGCCCTTCTCCCCGGCGGCCATCGAATCCGGTAAGCCCTACCAGTTGGTGTTCGGCGAAACCCGGCTCCGGGCACGTGAGGTGGCGGGCAGCGCTACGGTGTTGGCCATCGTTTCCGACGCGATTGACACCCCGGCGGCTTTACTCATGGGGACTTCAGAAAACGTCAGCCGTGACGACCTCACCCCTACCCAGAAGATTGCCGCCTACCAACGGCTCATCCATGAGGCCGGACTGTCGGCGAAAGAGGTAGCCACTCATTTTGGTATCTCACCCACCGAAATCAGCCATGCCCGCGCCGTTGCCAAGCAAATTGAGCGTTTCGCCGCTCTGGGGTTGGACCTCGCCACCGCACTGGACGCTGGCAAAATCGGACTTTACCCCATCCGGGACATTGCCAAGCTGGCAGACGGCCCTGCCCTCAAGCTGTTCGGCAGGGTGCTGGATGGCGAGATGACCCCCAGTGCGGCGGTCGCTAAAGCCCAGGTCATCCTAACCAATCTCGCCCAGGCGGCTGATGCGGCCTCCGGCGCTTCTGGTGCTGGTGATGGTGATGGGGATAACCCGGAAGCCCCGGAAGACAAGCCCAAAAAGAAAAAAACCAAAGCCATGAAGTTAAACGGCGTGGTTGCGGTGTTGGGGGATTGGGATACGGACGGTGAGGGTACCAAACTCCCCACCGCCATGGTTTCCCGCTACCTCAAACTGATGATCGCGGGCAAGATCACCCCCGACCGAGCCATGGAATCGATCAACCAGACGTTGACGGTTTCGGCGGAGATGGCGGAATGGGAACGTGTGAAGTCGGAAAAGAAAACCCAGAAGGAAAAAAAGGCGGCCTAATCCTTCTACCATAAGTTCAGCCGGTTAATGTGGTCCACACTCCCAAACTAGAGACCACCATACCGGCCTACACCGCGCTACGGGTTATCCTCCGAACCTGTAGCGCGGTTTTTTCTTTTGCCGCCCTACGGCACCTTAAAATAATCAACCTGGATTACGTGAGTGCTTGCCGTCATATCCCCCAGGCCGGGTAACAGCGCCACTGCCCCATCCCGTATCTCGTAATCCGCCCCCTCCAACATGCGAAGCCCGTCCACATAAACTGAAACCCGCGTGGTTAAGGCTTCGGCGGGTAGCACCAGACTGGTCCGGCTATCCACCTGGGAGTACGTCCTACTCCCGCTTGGGATTCCCACCCCAAACACCCGTAGGGGCATTACCGGCGACGCGGGGGGCGGAACCGTAGCCCGCAACACCAATCCCCCTACCCCCCCTTCTACCCCTAGGGTAAGCTGGCCCGCTACAGTTACCGGCACCATCCGCCCATCTACGGCGGCATACAGCCGGGGGCCATCCCCAACCCCCCATTTAGCCCGTATCTGGTCGATCATAGGAAAGCTGTGAGTAGGGTGTACCTGTCCCCACAACATAACAGTGGCAACGCTAACCAGACCAAGCCCGACACCTAATCTGGATTTGTAGTTGGTAATCATGCGGGTAATCCTACCACACCTCAACTAAAGGTGTAGCTGTCCGCCGCCACTTACTCCCCGCCCCGCAAACGTACAAATACCCGGCGGCGTCCATCGCTATCGCTCCCGTACCCTGGGACACACACGGCCCCGGCGACATCGGGGCGGTTGTTCGATACATCACCGCTTCCCCTGTAACCGCACTCACACATTTACCCCCAGAGCACACCAACATAGTGCCGTACCCAGGCGAGAACACGTCCTGGGCACGCTGCGAATGCTTCACTAAGTCAACTTTAGTTGGCGGGGCCGGTGTTTGGGCTTGCCACAAGAGAATGAAAACAGTAATTGGTTTTAGTATTGGATGCATACCTGTAAGTCTATCAACCAACAACCATCACCTAAAAGTACTGGGAGTACCTTTCCTGTCGCCTGTGTTGACACCAGACACCCCAACTTAGACACTGATGGTTATGGAAATAGAACGGCGCTTTGTACTGAAGGTAAGTTGGGATGAACTATGCACAATCGTTTACGCCCTATCGGAGGTGGCTGTACATCCCAACTCATTACCCCAAATTCCAACAGAATCGACCGCCTTTAACCTGTTGCACGCGATCAGCAGCGGCTCAGACAGCTTTGATGGGCAGGTTGAACGCACACGGGAAGCCATGGTAGAGCGGTATAGGGCGTCCAAGGGCGTATGAGTACCTACTACAACACCAACACCCCCACAAACAAAAACAACGCCCCACTACCCACCCCGGCCCAGGCCCGTTCACTGGTGACAGCGTTGCTATCGGAGCGCTGTTTTTGTGTGGCTAAATCGCCCTGTTGGCGTTGTCTGGAAATCTTATGGTTGGACGGGGCGGCGAACCGCCCCAATCCCAACCAGTACTAGTTTAACCGCCTACCTCCCGTGGGAACAACTCCCACTTCATTATCGTCCTCACCGTCCTCGCCCTCGTCCTCCCCGCCACCGTTAGCCGCCGCGTCCGCCGCCTCCGCCGCCTCCGGGTTGAGGAACTCCCCGACAAACCGGGCGAAGATATCTGGCTTGGCACTGAACGCCGCCGCCGTCGATGGGGCCGCCTTGATAATCTCCATGACGGTATCCCCCCCCAGTTGCACCACCTGGGCGTACGCGGCGTCCCCATACATGGACTTGAATTGTCGCGCGAACTCCCACCCTGGCATATCATCCATGGTGGCGCGGATAATCGCCGGTCCCAACACCGGCATGTAGCTGTTAATTACGTGTTTGATGGCGAACTGCATTTCTTGTTCCTCTGGTGTGAGTAACTCACCTGTGTTTGGGTTGACGATTTGGGGCATGGCCGAAACCGGGTTGGGGTTTGGCATACCCATGGGGGGATTGGCGGGCTGCGGGATTTGGGGCGGCTGATACTGTGGAGGGTACTGCGGGGGATACTGTGGCGGGTACTGCTGTTGCATCCCCATTCCCTGCATCCCTTGCCCCTGGGTTTGCCCCTGCTGTGATAACAGTTGCATTAAATTTCCCAGTATGGGTAGAACAGCGGGTGCTAGAGACTTCGCCACCTCCACCCAGGGATTAGATGAGGTTGCCACCTTAGCCACCTTTTCCATCACGTCATCCCCGCCCCCGCCGGAAAACCCGGAAATCATTTCTCTTACGGTGTTGAGTTCGGCCAACTGTTCCACTAGCGTTTTGGGTGCGGGGGCCGCCTGGGCTTGGGTCTGGGTCGTGGGCTCAGTCTTAGCCGCAAACAGCAGCTTCATCATTTCCGTATGTTCCTTGCGGGCATGGGCCAACTCTTCCCGCAACAACTCAAGCTGCCCCCCATCCCCACGGTTTAGGCCCGCTAACTCTTTCGCTAGCGTAATCACTTCCATGGGGCCTACTCCGGCGGGGTTAGCTTGGGCGCTGGACTCACCGGCAGACTTCGCCAGCTTTTCGGCCATTCCCACCACCATATCCCCCATCTGTTTTAAGGCGTCGACTTGTTGTTGGGGGTTGGGTGGGGCTGGTGGGGCAGCCACCGGCACCGCTACCGGGCGCTGGTTCTCCCGCCCCTTCTCCTTCACCATGTCTATCAGTGTGGCTTGGGTGCTCTGTAGCATTTCCGCTAGTGTGTTTGTCGCCTTTACTTCGGCCATATCATCCAACTCCTGTCTTTCGTCTTCATCGTGGGTTTGTTCTTCGAGTTTGTTTTGGTGTCGTTGCCACACCATTTCCAGCGCGGGAATGCCCGTCCCAGGTACGGGAATGTTGCTGCGTACCAGCCAATCCACATACCACCGGTTGGCGGGGTCATGCCACACCACTTTGCTTATGTCTTCAATGATGGGGGGGTGGTTCTCCATGTCCCTCAAACTGAGAAGACAAACACACAGGGTGTTTTTGCCACCAGTCTTTACCCCTTGGTCGTTAAGCATGAGGTAGTAATCGCCGGAGCCCAACCGGCTAAGTATTGAGGATTCGGAGAACTCATTACCCCCTATCGCTCCGATTTCCTCCCCGGTAATGATGGCTACCGCACGTTCACCCTTAGGCAGGTTGAGGCATGGCAGGTTGCGGTACACGTACACCATCACGCGGCGTTTGACCTCATCCGGTAAGCTGCGGGCATATTCCCAGAATGCCCCGGGCTTGTGTTCTTCTTTGGAGGCTCCCGCATGAAACCGGAACACGGGAGGTTTGGGGGCGCGTACCAACTCATCCATACCTAGGATTGGGTTACCCACCTCTACCCCAAGATCCCGTCCGCCTCCCTTGGGTTTGGCTTTCCTGTTGGATTTTTCAACAGGCTTTTGTGTCGGCGGGGGCGGCGGGAGTGCCTGGGAAGCCGGACCCGTCAGCCCGAACCCGTATTCCTCGTCCTCAATCTCCATTTGGAACGGGATTACAGCGGCTTCCGCGTCCCTGTATGCCTCCGATGGCGGTTTGGGGGCCGTCACCAAGTCCCCTAGGGCTTCCAGCCCCGTCCTGGGGCCGCCAGACACCAAATCCCCTCCATCCGGCGGACTTTCCCCCCCATCCTCGCCCCCATGTGGGGGTAGCAACACCACATCCCCATACCCTTTTCCCTTCATTGGCTTGTTTTTCCTTCCATTTCTAAGTCTCTATCCCGCCCTCCCCCTCCTTATTACCGGTGTCTAATCCGCTATGTTGTGGGGTGTGGAGGGCCGGACCCCTATATATATACCAATACAGTACGTAATCGCAAACCTGGGGTTTAATTTATTTGCAAAGGTCAATGGGACTGAGGTACCGTGACTGTGGTAGGGGCTGTTTGGCTCTGTCTGGAGTACCTTCGCTGCTTTGGGTGTTTGCCTATGGCTTACGCCTTACTTGAAGGCGGAGGGCCGCGTATGTGGCTTAAACACACGGCGTTACGGCTAGACGGCCCCTTCATTTTTGAACTCGATTACGTAGTACGGGCATGAAGGGAGAGACGGCCACCAGTTTATGCAGCCATCCACCTTTACACCCACGGCACACGCCAGACCCGTCACCCCCACCGCACATGTAGGTAATAGAGTGCAGCATCCAGATTGGGGCATGTCTGAAATCCGCTACACCCCTGAGGTGGTGTCTGATGTGCCGGACTTGCAAGTAGCCCGTAGTGTGCAGTTAATGGCGGAGTACGCGCGCCGGGATTCCACCTCCCCCACCGTCGCCGCCCTCGCGCTACGTTTAACCGATTCCCTCAGCCCTTACACCACCGTTGCCAACATCTGGCAGTACGTCAATTCCAACATCCGATTTCAAGCCGACTACATCACCGCCCGCGCCCTCCCCCAGGCCGCCGATGACGTAGTGATAGAGGTATTCGTACGCCCGGTCGATATGCTGGCCATGATTGAGACCCAGGGACAGGGTGTTGGGGACTGTGACGACTTCACCATGCTGGTATGTAGTCTGTTGATCGCCTCCGGGATCGAATGCAGCATTGTCACGATAGCCGACGCTCAAAGCGCCCAGCCGGACATCCAGTCCCATGTCTATGCGGTGGCCCACGTTGCCGGACAACGCATCCCCCTGGACGCCTCCCACGGTCTATGGCCGGGATGGGAAGCGCCCGCCGCGCGTATCAGTCGTATTAATGAGTATCCGGTAAACCGTAACGGGACGTTGGCGGACGGGCTGGGTGTGGTGCTGTTGGCCGGTGCGGTGTTGGCTTACGTATACCGCCACAAACTGTCTGCCGGGTGGTCGCGCGTATCAACAGCCCTCAAACTGGAAAGGTTGTTGGCGTAAATGCGGGCACACTTGAGCCACGGACTGGGCGTTACCGACTTTTTTGGGTTTGAGGTAGATTGCTCCCCTACGAATGAAGGATGCCCCGCCGGTTACATGCGTTCGGTGGCTGGGAACAACAACAGCGCTTGTATTCCATCTGGGAACCTGTGGCACGTTCGCCAACGAACGTATTGCGAAGCGCCGGCCCCGACAGCAACCCCGCCGCCCCCGGCCCCGCCAACTTCAACCCTGGAACCCAGTGTAGGGAGTGGTAGTGCCACTCTACCCACGGGGTGGACACCGGAAACGTTGGATGCTTACCGACGCCAGCAGATGGCTTTTTGGGGTGTTGACCCGTTTGATAGCTATTCACCCGCGCCGGAGCCGGAACCGGGGTTCAACTGGTGGGGCTTGGGGGACTTGTTCAACGGCGGTCCGTCATGGTTGCCGGTAGCCCTCGCCGCCGGGGCCGGAATTCTAATCTACAGCGTGGTGAAGAGGTAGGTAGTAAGTATGCAAACTGGCATGGCAGGAATTGTTTCAACGCGAATGCTACCCGGCGGGTTTAGTGGGTTTGGGCTTGGGTTTACCGAACCGGCGGCACCGTCCTACTGGTCCGGCGTCTTCGGCGACGTGATTAAGGGTGTGACTAACATTGTTGGTTCAGTGGTGACGCCGCCGCAATACCGCACCCGCGCTGATGGCACAGTGGAAATCCGCAACAGTAGCTTGCCGTCGTTACAAACGGGCACCCAGCCCCAGGCCGGTGGCCTAATACCCACTCCGCTTACCCAAACGGTACAACAGACCACCGGCGTAAGCACCCAAACGATGTTTGGAGTGGGCGCGGCGCTGTTGCTGGTGGTGCTGCTTACCCAGCAGGGGGGACGGCGGTAGTCATGCGACCTGGATATGGTTACGCCCCGTACGACTACACCCAAACCCACGCCCCGGCCCAAGCCCCGTTCTTCATCCCTCGGGGGAATCATGGCGCGGTTGGTGTGCGTCCCCCAGTGATCCCGCAACAGATGCCGGGTGCGGGTGTGGGTATGGGCGGGTTCGGGGAGGACTTAGACAGTTGGGTAAACCAACTTCGCCAGCCGGGGGCTTTCGACTGGGGTAAGGCTATGGGGTGGCTGGCTATCGGTGTGGGTGTGTTCTTACTGTGGCGGGTGATTAAACAGGTTTTCGGTGGAGGTAGACGGTAATATGAATTGGAACATCGGCCCACGTGTAAAGGCCAACATTGCCGGATTGCCCAAAGGGTACGAGACCATGCCGTTCGGGCGGCAAATCGAATACAACAGCATCATTAAGGATTTCAAGGACACGGCCAAAACCGGGTACCTCGACACTAAGCGCAAATCCGTATCCGCCGCGTTGTCTGAATTCAAAAAGCTGTACGGAGTGAAGGAATACTACTTCATTGACACCACGGCACCCGGATATAAAGACGACAGCATCAAGATTTGGTACAAGACCGCTATGCAGACAAACCCCGCCAAGCCCCCCATCACCCGCCAGTGGAAACCCATGTTGGTGCGGACCAACGCACAGGGCCAAGTACAGGTTACGCCCCAAGCGGTGGTGAAGGTGAAGGCAAAAGCAGTACAGGCGAAGAACTCCAAGAACGGGCGGCGAAACCCCGGCGACTCCGGCGCACTCAACCCCCTCGATTCCATCCTTTCCGCTGCTGGGTATTCCAGCCGCGCGGGCACCACCACACGGGACGCATCCGGTGAAATCTGGCGCACTGAATACCGCAACGGCCCCGGCAAGTCCATCACCGTGCTGTCTGACCGGCGGGGATCGGGTAAACCCTCCTACGCCTGGATTTCCAACGGACCTGTTTTGCCCGCCCATTCCGGCGTACGTACCAAACAGACGCTGGCTACCCTCAAACGAACCTTGAAGGCCCACTTGAAGAAGATGGGGCGCGTTTAGACACCCAACCATGCGCGCCTACACCCACACCCCCGTCCCCGGCCTGTCCGGCGAACTGTCCCAGGTCCTAGTCGGCTCCGGCATTCAATCCGCCGTGGGCGCTGGCACCACAGTGGGCGGGGTAATCGCGGGCAATGTCGCCACCGGGGCGGCCATCGGCACCGGTGTTGCCGCATCCCTCGCCACGGCTGGGATTGCCGCCGCCGGTATCGCCATCATGTCATGGGTGGCCTACATGAAGCGGAACGGTATGCGGAAGGAACAAGCCACCGCCGTTGCCGACAAAGCGGAGGGCCTACTAAAGGAAAACCTGGACGCCTGGAATGCCTCTAACAAAACCCTGGAGGACCAACAGACAGCCTACGCCAACACCGCCGCCATCATGGACTACATGTTGAGTCAACAGGGTTGTGGGAATCCCAACCTGGGTGACCCCGGCCAACGTTGTATCTCCGAGCGCCTAGTAGAGGGAGCCCGTTACCCGTGGTTGGAGTGGTATGTTGACCCGATTCGTAACTATGCGCCAACTGTGTCAGCACAGACGGCAATCAATCAAGGCGCGGCGACTTCCGTATCGCGTACCCCCGTGGTTGATCCAATTACTGGTGCGACGACTTACGTGGAAACTACGTTGGTTGGGGGAGTGAATGACACCGGGTTAGCGGGTGGCATGTCCACCTCAACCCTCATGTTGTTAGGTGGTGTGGCGGTGATTATGATTCTGATGGGGAGCGGCAAGTAATGCGAGTACGTACGGCTAGTTACGCCCATGGCCTGGGGGCAGACTCCCCCTACACCGGAGAGTTGTATCGTTCCTACACCAGTAACTACGGTGGATATGTCGGCTCCACCCCCGAAGAGCAAGCCGACATCGATAGAGTGGTAGCGGAACAGGCAAACAACTGGGCGGCGGGTATGTCTTCCGCTATGGGTAAGATGGGGGCGGCTAACGGCGAGGCTTCGGCTAAAGCGGCGGAAGCCAACCGGGCCATCTGTGCCAAAAATGAGTTGACGTGCGGCTCTAACCCGTGCTTTGCCGACGCCCACCGGCCTGGGTACCCGGCTATGGGTGATTCAACCATCAACGCTGACTACAACCACATCGGGGTTTCATGCGTAGGCCCCACCAACACCATCACATGGTTTAACAGGTCCCAGCCGGTTTCCGCCATGGCGGCGCTGTTTGGTTCGCACTCACAGGCGGACACCCTAGCGGAACACCGTACCTCTTATGGATACGCCGACGCCCAGGGGGATAACGCACGGACTTACGACCGGGTTACAGGGCAATCCGTAGGTGGGTACGGCAACCAACAGCCCACCATTATTTACATGACGGCTCCCGGTGGTAATGCCGGTGCGGGGGCTGATGCGGGGACTGGTGCTGGTGGCACTGGAATTGGGTTACCCACCGCACTTACCACCCCCATCGATATCGCGGGGTATTCAGTATCCCCGTTACTGCTAGCTGGGGCGGCGTTGCTTGCCCTGTTCGCGTTCAAAAAGTAAACAGGAATCTAGGAATCTAGGAAAAAGGAAACAAAACGAACCATGGCAACCCGCAAGCGAAATCGGAACCGGCGCTACAATCCCGCCACCAAATCCAACCCCGACACGGGCAAACTCGTAATGTACCTGGGACTGGCGGCGGCGGCCTACCTCGCCTGGAACTGGTGGAGCAATCGGAACACGGCGGGGGCTTCCGGGGCGGCTACCGGCCTCCTACCCGGCGCAGGTGCCGGTACCGGTGCAGGCAACACCGTTGGCGCGACGGCCCCGCCGTCCACCGTGGGTTCGACGGCTCCGGGTGCTTCCGCTCCCACCACTCCGACCACCACCCCAACCCCAGCCACCATAGCCGCGCGCATCCAAGCCGCCGCCGGTGGAGCCTCATCCCTCAACCTGGACCAGTGGGCCTACTTCGCCCAGCAAATCGCGGGCAAACAGCTTGCCCCTGACCCGTTCTTCGGACCCGCCATGGCGTCCCGCACAGTGCCTACGTCCTACGCCCAGTGGGAAGCCAACGGCGGTGCGGCCTACCTGTCGGCGCTTGGCCTGGGTATGTCCGGCTTCCACACTACACCTAGTGGGCGCGTGGCGGTTGGGCTTGCAGGCCGTAGCATTGCCTCCCCGGTGGCGGTCCCCCGGTTCGGTAACACCTTCGGCGGCGGATGGACCAACTAACCCCACGCCCACACCCAGAAACGAAAGGACACCAGATTATGACCATTGGATTCAAACGATACGGCGAGTGCGGCGGGGGCTCCACTGACGAAACCCCGTCCACAGCCGCCGGGTGGGTTGGCCTGCTGCTAGCGTTCGTGCTGGGGTACGCGGTAAGTGGTGGTGACCGTGCCCCGCAACGCCGCAACACCAGCACCGCCGCCCCGGTGCGCCGAAAGTAGAGATAGAGAAGGGAAACCGAATCATGCGGGTTGGATTAGGAATAGCGCGAGTTGAACCGCCGGAATACTGCGCGGACCCCTCATATGCCGAAATGTTCCCGGAGTGTTCCGGGGTTGCCCCTGCCCGCACTGGTGGCCCCGACATCTACATCCCAGGTGTGGACACGGCCCAGCAAATCCTAATGCGGCTAGCCCTCAACCCCAGCGCGCCGGTACCCACTAACATACCGTTGCAGCCAACCGGGTACCCCACACCCACGTCGGCAACCAATTACACCCCCTACATCATCGGGGGCGCGGTTTTGCTCTTGTTAGTCATGATGGGTAGGCGTTAAACCCTTCCCGTCCCAGTATTTAGTAACCCAACTTCAATAGAAAAAGGAAAAAACAAACCATGGCCGGATTTACCTCCCCTTATGACGCTTTGATGATTAACATCCAGACTTACGGTTCTAGCGCCGGAGCCGCCTCCAGTGTGCAGGCGGTAGGCCTCCCCCCGCTTGGCCCCGTGCTGGACATCGCCAACACAGGCAAAGTGGTGGAACTCAAAACCAAGTACCACTATTTCCCCGGCTTTCCCGACCCCACCATCGTCAACGACTTGTTTACGCTGTTGAAGCGTGAATTGCCCGCCGTTGTCCCAGCACTACTTACATTCCGCATCGGGACTTCCGGTAGCGATTCCGGCATCTACATGGTGGTACAGGGTCCCAACGCCAACGTGGAAGTCAACATGGGCATCTACGCCTACGAGAAGGAAACCCTGGGGGATGAAGTCCCACTCATCAAATTCCGCCAGCAGCTACACGCGGTGGGGATTTACTAAGTCCCCTCAACCGGCCTTGAGAATGAGGCCGGAGCCCTCACCCTCAACACCAAAACACGTAAAAAAGGAAACAACACCAATGAACGCACGTACTAGCAATAAGTTTTCCACCGGACGTGGTATGGGGGTTTGGGCTCCGGGCTCATTTTCGTTGCCGTCGCCTACAGTAATCGCACGTGGTATGGGGGTTTGGGCTCCGGGTTCGTTCTCTGTCCCCTCTCCTACGGTTCGGGTGGGTGTGCGGACGCCCGGTATGGGCGTGTGGGCTCCGGCAGACTTTTCTGTACCTTCCCCCACGGTGCGCCCCATCGGACGCGGGATGGGGGCCTGGGCGTCGGTTTACGACACAATTGGGTATCCTATCGAAACCCCCGGTGTCCGGCTGGGTGCGGCGATTAACCGCGCCATGAACCAAGCCCAGGTAGCGCTGGCGGCGGGTACCCCTGGGCAAACCCCCATCATGCCGGGTGACCAGCCGGGGTTTGCCGGTCTTCGCGGTATGGGTGTGTGGAACCGGGGGTCTTTTTCCATCCCCTCCCCAGTGGTGAAGATTGGACGCGGGGCCGGGGCCGGGTGTGGCTGTGGCTGCAACGGCGCGGGCGCTTGCGGCGGAGGTATGGGCTCCCTGGCGGAATACGTCCCGGACCTGGGCGAAACGTACGGCATCAATAATTGGGTGTTGTTGGCCGGTGGCGCGGTGTTGGCTTACACCCTACTGGGCCGTGGGTCCAATTACCGTCAAGAGGTGCGGGAGGCGAAAGACCAATACCGCCGGAAGGTGACTAAGGCGAAGCGGACGTACCGGCGTGGATACCGGCAGATTTACGACGCGGTGGCGGAGCGATAAGTAAGGAGTTAGGTGAAATGAAGAACCCCGGCTACACCACCACCGCCACCGCGTCCCCGTTCTACACCGCCGGACGCCGCGCCCGCAAGGACTACCCTAACCTGTCTGCCGACGCCGCCCTGTCCACGTGGCTGGGTAAGAAGCATCCGATTGACCGGCGGAAGCGTCAGGACGTGCTAGAAAAGACGGGGGGTAAGTCAGGGGCGGCGTATAAAGCCTGGGTAGACGGGTTCAACGGGTATAACGACATTACGCGGCATGAGGTGGCCAACCCACAACCAAAGACCAAACTAGATTTGATGTTGGATCAAGTGGCCTCTGGTTCCCGTGAAATCACGTTTGACGTACGGGAATGGACGCCGGAGAATGTAAACCGTCTTGAAGCCACAGCGCGGGGACGGGGATTGGACGTTTCCGGGGACGGGCAGTACGTTTTAGTCCGGCCTCCAGTGCGGTCTAACCCGATAGATGACTATCGGGGTAATGATTACCGTATTGCCTTCACCACCGACAAGTGGGGCAATAAGATTGCCTACCGTGAGGACGTACAGCAGGGCCGTAACTTCCGAATTGGCCTGGAGGTTGCAGAACTACTTATCGCCACCGGGCGGGCGAAAGTAGTCCCCTACCACAGCTTCACCGCCGCATCATACCAAGCGGATTACGACAAAGCGGAGGCCGCCAAGAAACAGTTAGAGGGATGGGTACCCCAGGGTAAAGCCAACCCCGAAGACACCGCCGCTACGTGGGACGCTATGGGGGTAAAAGAACGTTTTGATCTACTAACCACCAACGGCGTGGATCGAAAAGATGCAATGCTATCCGCCATGTCTGCTTTTTCCGAGATGCGTCCGGTGGAGCAACAACGGATTAAAAAGCTACTCAGCACGCCCACCGTAGACCCTTACGCAAAAGGGCGGCAACGTGCTCAAATTGCCATCGATGCTGCTATACGCCGCTGGCAGGAATACTTACGAGAGCTAACACCCAAGGAAAAGAAAGCCAAAGCGTACATGCTGCGGGAGTATGAGGCGGTGTTGGACACAGTTAAAGATATCACGCAAGAAGACCGACAAGACGTGGAAGAGGCTGTCAAAGGCCTTATCATGCGATACGACCCGACTACCGGGGGTGTTCTTGGCCACAAATCTAATCCAGAACCCGACGCCGCCGACCTATACGAGGAGTTCCATGGCCGCCCTTCAACCGAAATAATCGAAGTGGAATCCCTGGAGCACCACCACGATTACTTAGCCGTCCTGGGTGAACTAGTCGAGATCACAATTGAGCTGCTAGAAGGTGACCACGCGGGCAAACTCTACCAACTTACCTTCGATGGTTGCGGGATGTTCCTCGCCGCCTCCGAAGACCGGACCACCCTCTACATCAAAGGCGGTGACCAGTCCTTACCCCTGGATTCCATGGGGTTGGGTCACCCAACCTTACTCAAGGATTCCATGGTGATTGGCTACATGCGCCAAATCACCTACCAGACCCAAAAGGCTTTTGACGACTTCGCCACCATCGATTACTACCACAAAGCCGGTGAGGAAACGGGCCAACTCCCCATCCTCCTTTACGCGCCCAGTAAGTCCGGTTCAACTCCGGCCCTAAGTCTGTCCGGCGGCGCTTACGAAATCAAGGATGTCGGAATTACAAACTGACGCCCAGGATGCCCCCAACTCAACACATGAAAGGAGTACCCACATTATGGCGATTGCAAAGCGTGTAACACGGCTGATGAACCCTCACCGGCCCACACGCCGCCGTAACATTTCTGCCGGGTTTGTCGACGCTGCGGGGTTTCACCCAATCCGTAGCGCTGGCGATTACGACAGTGCCCGCGCGGGAGAACGCGCGAAAAAGAAATCTAAGTCCAAAGCCAAAACTAAAGTGAAGACAAAGACAAAGACGGTGGGTAAAAAGCGTGCCAAGCGCTCAAACCCCGCCGCCCCCAAGCGGAACGCCCAAGGACAGTTCATCAAACGTTCTGTAGCTCGCAAGCGTACCGCCGCTAAGCGGAAGGCCCGCACCGTACGCCGCAAGCGTGTGGCCACGACCTACCGCGCTAACCCGGCCCTGATTTACACTCTGGGCGCACTTAACCCGCACACCACGGGCAATACGAAAGGAAAAAAGATGGCAACCAAGAAAAAGACCCGCGCCCGTCGTAAGCGTACGGCAGTGGCGGCCCCCCGGCGGGCAAGACGCCGGAACCCCCGAAAGGTTACCCGCCGCGTTCGTGCGGCGGCTCCGGCCCCGCGTAAGCGTCGGCGTAATTCCGCCGCCGGTGTTCGTCGCCGTGTGCGTCGTTACATGCGTCGGCGTAACTCCAGTTCGGTGTACGGCACCCGCATTTTGTCCTCCAACGGTCTCAGCATGATTGCTGGTGGCCTGGGCGGCGTGGCTGGTGTCAAGATCATCGGTGGATTCATCCCCGCTGGCTTCCGTCGGTTCGGCGTGTTGGGTGACACCCTCATTGCCGGTGCCACGGCGGTTGGCCTGGGTATGCTCGCCACCAAGTTCCTGGGCCAGACGGTGGGTAACGCTGTCACTTTCGGCGGCCTCATGTACGCCGGTTCGGTGGGCATCAACGGTATCGCCCCCGGCCTCCGCGTCATGGATACCCCGTTGACCCTCAACGGTATGGGTGTGTGGGCTCCGGCCTCCTTCCCGATCCCGTCCCAGACGGTGTTGACCCAGGGTGCTTACCTCCCGGCTCCGGCTGGTGCGCCCAACGTCGACGGCATGGGTGGCGCGCGTGGGTTTCCCAGTTCGTTTCGGTAAACCCTAACCCATAAGGCCTAAGCCTTGATTTGCTCTTTTCTCCCCGTGGGGCTGGCTTTAACCTAGCCGCCCCACTAACTCCGAAGCCTACAGACTGAAAGGATAATTACTCATGGCTCAGCCGAATTTCAACCCGTCGGGCGTTCCCATTGTGGCGTCCCCGGCGGATGCCCTCATCAACAACAGCTTTAACGTTCAACTGTTCCTCCGCGATCAGGTGGACATCCAGCACACCCCGGTCTATGACTCGCTTTCGTATGCGGTCGCGACCACGGTGACGGTGGACAACTCCTTCTTCTTCACGTCGGTTGGCCCCGGTTCGTCCAAGACCAAAGCCCAGACCAACATGACGCAATCGCAGAAGCTGGCCGCGCCGGAGGCGTTTTCGATCCTGGGCTTCCGCCTGAAGTGGAATGAAAACATTTTCTACACCGACGCCATCAACCTGTTCGCCAACATGGCGTACAACTTCACCATCAACACGAAGTCATACCAGTTGGCTCCGCTGTGGCACTTCAACGCAGGCGGTGGCTTGCTCGCGTCCGGCCTCATTACGTCGACCACCGCTGGCCTAACTCAGGTTACCAACCTGACCTCAATCACCAACGGTGTTCCGGCGCGTTCGGCCATGCACACGCTGGCCCTTCCGCTCCCGCTGGAGAACCAAGTGAGCTTCGCGGCTTCGCTGGTGGGTACCACGGTCACGTTGACCGCTGGTGCGTCCGGCGGCACCGGCCTGTACATCCAGTCCCTTTTGGACGGTTTGTACGCTCGCGCCATCCAGTAAACCTGGGTGGTTGTTTGAATTTCTCCCGGTGTGGTTTATGGTTAGTTTTCCGCACCGGGGGAATTGGGTGGGGGGTTTCACAGCCCCCCATCTACACCAAAAAACAAGCCACACCCAGTAACCAAAGAACCGAACCCAGGGCCAGCAGACGCACCCACACCAAAGGATCAAACCCATGAACGTCAACGACACCATTACCCGCAAGAATCCGTACAGCCCCCCGGCCTACGGCGGAACCTCCTACCCCGGCGTGGATTACCAGCCGATGGACTTCTCCCCGGTGGTTCCGGCGGTAGTGCTTACCGCTAACCAAGCCCTCACCGATCAGTCCATTACGATTGAGAATGATGCGGATTTCGATTGGATGGCAATCATCATCCCCACGTTTACGGGTGCGTTCAAAATCCGGTTCTACGACAGCCAACGGTTTGCGCTGTCTAACGACTTCATCAATTACCGCGCGTTCGTCCAAAACAACGCCCCCTCCTACTACATAATCACGCCATCAATTTTGGTTCCCGCCGGTGGTGCGGTCTACTACGACATTACGGACCTGTCCGGCGCGGGCAACACCATCCAGATTGTGTTACGCGGCGTAAAGCTGTGGAAGCTTCGGTAACCCTCACCCCCACCCAACGGTAGGAACGGAGCCCATCCAACATGTACGAACGCCCCTATATCTACGTCTTTGACGGCGGATCAACCCTCACCAACGGGACCGCCTACGAAAACTTGGTTATCCCTGTCCAGAACGATTATGCGTTCATCGCACGTCGTATCGCCGGACTGGAGAACCTCACCGCCGCCGCCACGCGGGCATTCTTCTACTACGACGCCGAATCGCGGTATATGATGCAGGCCCCGTTGAATATCTCGCCGGAATGGCCGATCTTGCCGGGGTTGTACTACCCTGGGAACTCCCAAATCAGGTTCAACCTGTCGGCGGTTTTGCGGGCTAACCACGCCTACGCCACGCCGGGGTCTAACCCGTCCTACTACGACCAGATGGTGTTTCAGGGGGCGAAGGTTATCGTAGGACAGCGGCCCTACCAGACGCCCTACAGCTACTATGAGGTGCCGTTTACTTACGTGGTTGAGTGCCCGATAACGTTTACCGGCAACGCATCCCCGGCCTACACCGAGCCCAACCCGCCCAAGCAATTCCAAGCGGTGCTGCAAAATCAAGACTTCGAGCTACTCACCATAGCGATGTATGTCAACAAGAATGGGACCACCACTTGGGTGCCCTCAGATACCGATTTCAAAATTGAATTGTTGGATTTGATGGAATTCCCCACATCCAACCGGCCTGTGTTGGATTCGTTCATCAACTATGCCTCAAACACACTGGCTAATGGGTTTCCCAACCCAACGTTGGTATGGCCTGCCAACGGCCTTATCAAGTTCAACATTACGTCGCTGCTGGTGGAATCCGAAGTCCCCGCCACCCTCCGCATGGAATTCATGGGGCTAAAACGGATGCCATGCCTGGGCGCGATTACTGGAGGTAGATTGTAATGCCGGTGCCCTACCAAACTCTCAAGTTCAACCGGCGGCCTGTACCGGTGAATCAACCGTCTACCTACCCCGGCTCTATTGAGACCTACGCCAACTGGACCAATCAAATCCCGTTTGATGGGTGGCTATACGACACATCCATCTATTACCTGCCCTACCGCTTCACCCCGGCGGCCCTGTGTGGGTCCGAATACATGCGGCGGGCCAACCTAGTACGCCATAAAGTGGTGGTGCTCCCGGTGTCTACTCTCACTGTCGCCGCCTACGACACGTACGAAATCCAACTCCAACTATTAGAGGGTACCCGTATCTGGGGCCTGAAGTACATGCAGTTTTCCGATGCCGCCGGGGTGACTGAGATTGCCCCGACCGCCGGACAACTTCAACTCACCGACGCATGTAGCGGCGTCCCCCTCTTTCAGGATTACGTCGACCTAAAGATGTTCTCCACCTACACCGGGGTAACCGGACGCCGTAACGATTCTAACGTGCGGCTACTCACCGGCCCCCGGCTGGTGTCCGGCCCCGGCCAACTCAACGTTGAGATTGCAAACACCCTCACAGATGGCAGCCCGCTCTATTGCCAAGTCCTGTTACTGTGTGCCGAACCCGTGGTGTTGGTGTCCACACCGGAAACGTACGGAGGTAAGAAGTAATGGCGTACATTCAGCCTAACCCCTACCAGTCCTGCTTGTTGTCGGAAGACTTCATCTATAAATCCATCATGGCGGCGGGTGGGTTTAAGTCCGTGTCCTGCTGTGCATCCAATGACAGTGGGGACCCCCCTTGGCTCACCATGCCCGCCCAGGGCCGCGCCATCAATAAGATTGAATCGCTGGCTATGGGTTCGGTGGTCCCCCTCACCGATACGTTGGTGTTGAGTTACCGGGTGCCTAATGGGTATAACTTCGCCATCACTCAACTCAGTAATCAGTTTACCGGGGCGGGGTTTACGGAAGGTTCGGGCGCAATCATCTGGCGGCTCAAGATCAACGGGCGCTACGTAAAGAACCTGGGCAACATCGAAAACACCCTGGGAAGCGCTCAGCAGCCGTGGCCCCTCAACCGTAGCGCGATCATTGCCCGGTCTAACAGTCTGGTACAGTACTACGTTTACGTGCCCAGCCTGTTCGGAGCGGGCGAAAACACTGTGTGTGGGATTTATGGGTGGATTTACCCCATGGTCCCGCAGTCCTTTTAAGTAAGTTGGGTACCCCATCATGGCGCTAGCAATTCCATCCACTATCATCAACACCCTGTCGGGGGCTATTGTAGGCCGCCAGAACCTGTGCGACTACATCAAAAACCAGTTACTAACGGCTGGGTGGACAGCAACCTTTTTCAAAAAAGGCAACGATTTATTTAACGCCAATTCGGTCAACCCCACCGCCGGGGATACCGTAACATTGGACGGACAGGTCTACACCTTCGCCGCTGCTGTGGGGGCCGCTAACACCGTACTTATCGGAGCATCCGCTTACGATTCTTTCTACAACCTTATGTCGGCGGTGAACGGCGGCCCGGGCGCGGGCACTCTGTACGGGGCCGCCACCGTTGCCAACGCCACCATGACGGCGGGGCCGCTATGGCGTACCCCCAACCTCACCCTTACGGTACAGACGAAATCGGCGCTTGAGTGGGCCGCCCCCGTCCTCACGGTGGGCGAAACCTTTACCGACGTAAACACGTTTTTCGTCCGGGGGGCCAACGTCGACGTAGGTGGGTGGATGGTTGATTCCGCCGCCGAATCCACCACAACAAACAAAATCCGCCTGTACGTGTTGGACTGCCTGGAAACGGGTGCGGTGGACCAAATCCGCCTAACACTAGGCAATCAGGAGATGACGGTACGCACCAACGGCCTAGCCCGCGTATCCGATCCGTTCTCGTTTTACTGGGGTTTCCGGTTAGACGCTACCTCTGCAAACCCATGGCGCATCAACGGACATGAGTATGGGTTCACCATGATTTGGGACGGGATTTCCGCCGCCGCGTGCACCTCAGTTAACTATTTTGGATGCGGGGTTATCCGGCCCGATGCCGCCTACGTCCCCGCCACCATTACCGCTGTCAACAACAACGGCGGGTTTGTCCAAATCCAAATCAACGGGGATCTTGGATGGACGACCGGCGATCAAATCAACATTCGTGGGAACACAGGTTGGTCTGTAACCGACAACATCAACCAGCAGACAACAGTTACACGGGATTCGGCCACCCTCTACACCACTACGCTACCTTTCATCGGCCCGTATACAGCCAACGGGACCGCTGCGTGTTCGTCGGGGTTGGCCGCCACCGCCCAGGTAAATGAGTGCGCCTGGGGTGTATGCGGCAATGGCGGACAGACATGGCTGCGCAAGCTGCTAGACTCCCAACCCGGCGGCCAGTACATGTCGGTGCTGAACGGGTATGCGTTATCCAGCGGCACCACAGGCACCGGCCCCGGTGACCCCGCTATTCAAACCCTAGGCCCCGCCACCAAAAGCAATAACGCCCCAGGGCTGGCGTACGGAGGTTCGGCGCTGGTGTCGGAACCTTACTACTTTGGTTACAATTCCGCATTGGTCGACGGTCGCTACCTGGGGACCATGTACGGGATGTTTGTTTCTTTGCAGTCGACCACCTTGGACACTGCCGGAACCTTCTACGGCAATAACTGGGTGTGTTTTACGGATGCTAACGCGGGTGCGGCCACTCAGCAACAGGGGTCGGTTTTTCTGATTCTTCCGTAGAGTCATGATGCTATGCCCCTACTACCCTCCATACTGCCGGACGCGGTAGAAATCTTCAACACCGGCGTTGAACTCACGTTGGGAACAACCCCCAGCCTGGGGGATGGGACTTCACCCGGCGGTGTGTCTTCAACTACCCTGCAAGGGAATGGGAGTTCCAACAACGGGTTAGTTGGCGTGTTTAATTCGCCGTATGTGGTCACATTGGGTGGACAAGACCCGGTGTTGAATAGCCTTACGGGGACCTCGCCCGGTGGTGTGTCTTCGTCTTTCCTGTTTGGGTTGACGCCTTTGCTACCCGCACCAGCCGTCCCACCGGTTCCGCCGTCGACGCCCCCCACCCCGGACGGCAAACCCGGTTTTAAGTCCCCGGAGGTGTGCCCCAATATCTACGACTGTTGCTTACGGGCGGAAGCCGACCGGCTTTGTCTGGTGGATTGGACGCCGGTAAAGAACCGGATACGGTCTTGCTCGATTTCCCCCTACGATCCTAAGATTCAAATCCCCCGGCAAGGGCAGGTTGTACAGCCGTTTGCTCATGTCGCCGTGCCCGCCCCTGGAACCGGCAACACACTGGTGTTGAGGTACACTCCTCCGGCGGGGTATGTGATGGTGCTGGCCGGAGTGGTCCAGACAACAGACGTACCCTTTACCCAGGGCTCCGGGGACGTTGTTTGGCGCATCCGCGCGGGTAAACGGTGGCTGAAGGACTTTGGCTCAACCACGGTCATCCTGGGGGGGTACAATCAGCCCTTCTGGATTGGGGACTACTTCATATTACTGGGGGGAACCCCACTTGAGTATTACGTGGAAGTGCCCACAGGGGCGAGTCTGGCCGCCGGGACTGTAGGTTGTGGTTTCAGTGGTTGGATTTACCCGTGGTCTATGTTCTTTTCAGCCTGGGCGGGCCGCACTAACACAGAACTGGTGCCACTCCGGCGCGTCCATTAGCACCACCACAGCGGTAAACTTAGGCTTAGGTTTGGTTTTTGAAAGTGAGGATTTACGAAATGGTACAACGTTGGAAGTCTTGGGCTTTCGCCCTTTGTTTGCTTTTTTCATACGGGGTGGTTGGGGTACCCAACATTATGGCCCAGTCCACCCAAAACGTAAAGGTGGCCCCGGACTGCGTTCAATACATCTGGCTGACCGCCGCCTCGTCCAATGCGTACATCGATAACCGCCAGAACGGCTGCACCACCTGGAACATCGCTTACAGTGCCTGGGGGTTCTCCGCACTTAGTCTGGTGGTGCAGTCCGCCCCCAATGACGCCACCGGAAACGCACCTGGAACCTTTGTTACCTACGCGGGCACGGTGGTTACTGGGGCCAACCCCAACACAGCTACCACCCAAGCGGAAACCGCGTTGTCGGGCTACTACCCGTGGATTCGGGTTACGCTGGCGTCTAAGACAGGCACTGGCGGTGTTGTCGGAACCCTATACGGATGGCGTACCGGTAGCGGTGGTGGCTCCGGCGGTGGTGGTGGAGGCGGAACCCAATACGACAACGGGCAGGTTGCCCCAAGCCCCACGGTGGGCACGGTAGCCCTGGGCACAGACGGCACCAACCTACGTGCCCTTAGCACTACGGCGGGAGGAGCCCTCAACGTTGTTTGTTCTGGGTGTACAGGTGGAGGAACCCAATACGCCACCGGCACGGCGGTGGGTAGCCCAACCGGCAATGTGGCGTTGGGGTACGACGGGGCCAACGTGAGGGCGGCCCTCACCGACACCTCAGGCCGTCAAATCGTCGTTGGCGCGGCGGCGGCGGGGGCAATCGTGTCCGGTAACCCGGTACTTATGGCTGGAACGTGGTACGACACGGGCCAAGTAACCCGCATAGCGGTAGACAACATAGGTAGAATTCCTTCAGTTTCTTATGGCTTCGGAAACGGAAACATTACCCAGCCAATCACCATAGCCGACGTAAGCGCCTACCTCACAATTACTCCACAGGCCGGACCCTTCACCACACAGCTGATTGCGGCGGGCACTGGGCGAATCCGTATTGTTAGTCTGGTAGCCAGCATGGGCAATGCCAACACAACGGATTTCAGCATTGTTACCGGAACTGGTGTGAATTGTGGCACTGGAACCACTGTGCTGTTTAGCGCGGTGGCTCCGGCGTCGGTGTCTTACCCGGTACAGGGACAGTTGAGAAGCAACAATAACGCCGCTATCTGTATTAGTGGGGATGCGGCAACCACAGAAGATTGGAAGGTTGGGGCGATTTATGCGATTTACTAAATTCGTTTTGGTTCTATTTTCGGTGTTGGTGCCTGTGTTCTCCCAGGTGGTTCCCAGCGGTGCGGGGACGGTGCAGAGTATATCCACCGGGTGTGGATTGTCTGGGGGGCCGGTGACAACCACGGGTACGGTTACCCGCGCGGTGGCGACTAATGCCCAAACAGGCACCACCTACACACTGGTGGCCGGTGATTGCGGCTTAGTGGTTACGCTAACTAACGCGGCGGCAATCGCATTGACGGTCCCGGCGGCGGGTGGCAGTTTTCCCGCTGGGTGGTTTGTTGACGTGCAAGCGTCCGGCGCGGGTACGGTCACCTGTAGTGGGGCAACTTGCACCCTCACAACCGGACAATCAGCCAGACTTATCAGCACGGGCAGTACTTGGCTGGTGCTCACGGGTGGTGGTGGCTCTGGTGTTGGTGGTAGTAGCAGGTATGGCACCAATGCAGCTTTACCGGTGACGTGCACCACAGGAGATTTGTACACCCCATCCGATAAAGTATGGCGCTACGTGTGCACTGCAACCAACACCTGGACCGCGTTCTACGACGGGGTAGCGGTTACACCCCCGGCAGCGGCGGATTTTACGTATTTGAACAACCCCAGCACCACCAGCACAATTACTGACACGGCGGGCGGCGTACGTTTAACCAAAGGTAACCAGAATAATTGGGTGCTGGCGGTACACAACACAGCAGCCCCAGCCACTCCATGGACGGTGGAGATGGCCGTACAAACGCTGTCTAAAGGTGGGGCTAACTTTTCAAACTTCGCACTTGCTCTACTGGAAGCAACAACAGGGGCTCCAAAATTTGAGTGTCTGGGTTTGGTACAGACTGGGGGCACTCCGGGGTACGCAGGCTTTACTGAGTTCGGCAAATTCAACAGCCCGTCCAGTTTCAATTCGGCGTACACATCGGACAACCAGTTTGTTGGGTCACCGAACGCCTACTGGATTCGCATAACCAACGATGGGGCAAACATCGTAGGCTACATAAGCCGGAACGGGATTGATTACGCCCAGCACTCAACTCACACCTCAACCTCTTTTCTATCTACAGTAGCTGGGTTTGGGTTTCAGGTTTCAAACGATAACGGCCCAAGTTCACCCAACGTCAACAACGATACCTATTCCATATTCCACTACCGGGTTTACTAACTCTATGACTCAGTTTGAATCACAAGTAATGTCGGCGCTGCTGGAAATCAAGGGGGCGTCCCACCGGTCCACCGCACTTCTTGAGGCACAAGCCAACACCCTAGCTGAACAGAAGGACGCACTGGAAGCCCAACAACAGGAACTCGCCCGATACCGCGAACACGTCGATAACCGCTTCACTACGATTGACCAGCATGTAGAGGCGCGGTTTGAAGAAACAATCAAACGTATCGGCGCACTCGAAACTTGGCGTTACGGTTTGATGGTGTTGTGGGGGTTGGTTACTGCGGTGGCCGGGGCAATGGGTCTAGATTCAGTTCGGTTTGTGATTCAGTGGCTTTTGCACCGGAACGATGGTTCTGGTATGGGTGGGGTAAAATAGCTGAAATGCAACATCCAACTCCTGTTTACAGTTCCCTGCTAGGTGTCTATACTGGGTTCTCCGCCGCTTGGCGGGGATGCCACCCTGACCACTTCGCCGTAGGCCGAAACAACACCAGCATTGTGTTGTGTACGGTGCACGTGATGGCGGGGTCTTTCCTAGGTACTCGCGCGTGGTTTGCGTCGTCGGCGGTGGAGCGGGGGAAGCAACAGGGTAAGCCAATCGGCCCCAAGTCCAGCGCCCACTTTGGGGCAAGTCAAACCGGACTGGTTGACCAGTACGTGCGGTATGCGGACACGGCGTTCCACTCCGGCGGGATTAACCAGCCCACCCACCCCATGGCGTTGGGACCCAATCCACGAAACCCCAACCTGTATTCGGTGGGGATCGAATGTGAAGACCGGCTGCGGGGTAGGGAATACGTTTTCCCCATGGTGCAGACTCACGCGGTGGCCTGGGTCATCGCGTCCACCGCGTTGCGTTGTGGGTGGGCGGGCGGTGTGACGCCGGAGCGTATTGCGTTCCACCGCGAATTCGATGGGGTAAACAGACCGCATTGCCCCCCTGAAGGTGCGGTGAGTAAAAAGGAGTTGGTTTTGCTGGGGAACCGGTATCTGGACCTACTCCGCACCCGACCGGGTACACTTAGAGGTTAGGCTTGGGGTAGTCAACCCCGGACTTACGACGGACGAGAACAAAAAAGAAACGGAAGGTGAAAACAGGTGGAGATTTTGAAACGATTCCTGAAACGGTTGGTGGGGAATCCCAAGACTTCGTTGCCCGCCCTCGCGGCGGTGGTTTCGAGTGGAATTGCAATCAGCCATAACCCGGCGTTGCTGGTGGAAGTGCTGATGGACCCGACAGCGGCGAACATGGGACCAGTGGGTACCATGCTGGCTGGTATTGGGTTGCTGTTCGCGGCTGACGCCAAAGACGCCAAGCCCAAAACTACGCCGGTGGACAAACCGGAGTTAGACAACGACTAAGTAGAATAGGTGACCCCTAATGCCGAGATACTCCATAACCCCCGCCATCGTCGACGCCATCGCCCAGATGGAGGGTTACACGTCGGGAAAGTCGGTTGTTGCACGCCAAAACAACAACCCAGGGAATATCCGGTATTGGGGGCCTTCTTACACGGTGCGGAATGGGTACACGGTGTTTCCGACGTTGGCGGAAGGGTGGGCAGCCCTTAGCAAGTTGGTTGACGATTACATAGATGGGCCGGACGGCATTTATGCAAGCCGGTTCCCCTCCTACCCCAGCCTACGCCAGATGTTTCGAGTGTACGCCCCGTCCGGTGACGGTGCGAATAACCCCGACAATTACGCCCAATTCGTAAGCAGACAGACTGGGGTGCCGGTGGATTCTCCCGTACGGCTGTACCTCAACGGTGTTTCGGCTCCGGCATACACACCCACACCCACGCCCACCCCGGCACCCACGCCCACACCCACGCCCATGCCCACAACGGATTGGGGCTGGGATTGGGAATGGCCGGAGTTCCCCACCTTCACCGATACCAACACCGACACCCCCACCCTGGGCACCCCCGCCGGAGAGTTCACCATTGCCGGGTTGGATTCCACCACCAGCATGGTGGTGGTTGCCGGATCGGCCGCATTAGTACTGGTACTTCTCACCCAGCGATAGAGTACCCCTTACCCATTGTGACAACGGGTGCGTATGGCTTAGCTTGGAAGCCATGGAATCCACACCCAAACCTTTTAAGCACAGTTCCCCGCCCGCGTCCCCGGAACCTACTTTCGTACCCCGCAACAACACAGAGTTGATTTGCACCCGGCTACTTGGGTGGAAAACCCACAACCCCCCCGTGTTCTTCAGACAGCAGGCGGACGGAACATTCAACGCCGTACACTGTACGAATCTCTTGGCGAGCCGGTTTCCGAAAACCTACATGGCGCCGCCGGGGAGTACTACTGCAAAACCGACTACACGGCGGAACTCTGCAGTCAGATGAAATTCCTGCTGACCCAAAACCCGACGGAATTTAAACGGATCGTGTTTGACGACTCTAAAAAACCGGCGCGGCTATTGGCGGATTGGTGGGAAAAACATCAAAAGGCCGATGAAGCCCGGACAAAGAAGGAAAGAGAAAAACTAGGATGAACAATTGGGAAATTGCCATCGGCGACCGGATAGAGCGGCTGGAGGCTCGCGTAGTCGAACTCGAAGGCCGAACCAATGAAACCCCCAAGGCAGTTTGCGCCGTTTGTACCGTCCGGACTGTGGGCGGTAGTGTGGTCCTGTCCTTACCCAAGGATTTGCTAGGCGTGGCAGGGTTCCAGGTTGGAGATAAACTAAAGCTCAAAGCCACCGACGGAAAGATAGAGTTGCAGCTATTCACCCACCGGCCAGCAAAGCCATGAAGTACTGCACCGTTTGTGGCAAGCGGCTCAAGCTGCTTAAAGGGTCCGTCGACGGATGGGTCCAACGGCATGAGTGCCCATCCGGCCACCGGTTTGTTACGTGGTGTGGTGATCCGATGGGCGGAAGCCACGATGAGACGGCCGAGGTTAAAGAGTGGCCGGAGGAATCCCTACCGCCAGTCACCCTAGGCCCATCACTCCCAACGCCCAGGTAGTGGGGGTTGAAACCGGTTGAAATCGCGTTGCGCCTAATGCTCAAAGGGCGTAACCGGGCAGGGGTTTTTGGTTGTCAAACGGGGGGTTGGGGTGGTAGTTTTGAGGGGTATTACACTTTATGAAACGGAATGGTGCAACAGATATGGACTTGGATTCGTCATTGTTGGAAGGACCGGACGGCGTTCACCGTGGGCGGGAAAGCCGGTTTGTGGTCACGGGGCCTGGGTGGTATAAGGCGCGGGCAATGGAACCGGAGGCGGGACACGTGGTGGTCACAGGTTCGCTTGCGCCGACACACGCCAACGGGTATGCCTGGAAGGGGTATTTCTCCGGCCACCCCGATACCCGCCATTGCTGGTACGTGGATGGTAGGTACTTTAAGAACCGGGAAACCTCGTTTGATTTGGTGGCCCGGTTACCAGATGAGCCCGAACCCACCCAGACGGTGCCAGGGTGTACGGATTACTGTGTTGGGCATGGACAGCACTCACCATACTGCCCACATTTCGTACACCGAATCTCGGCAGACGTAATACCCGAACCCACTACAGAGGAACCCAAGACCCAAACCCAAAGATTCGGCAATGCTCTTGAGGCTATGTTGGACGGGAAAACGGTGCGGATCTACTCCAACTTCCGAATTGTAGACGGGGTGTTGGAAGCGTCGGTGGCCGGGGAGCCCTGGAAGCGGGCGGAGTTTGTCAACCATGACGCCATCCTGTCCGACAAGTGGGAGATTTTATGAACCAAAACCCAATCAATGTTTGGCTGCTGCTGACGTTCATCGCCACCGGCGCGGGCGCTTGCGCCGTCTACCTCAGTGGGCACCTGTCCACTGTAATCGGGGCGTGGCTGCTGTCCCACGGGGTGGAGTTGGAAGAGTTCCGCGCCCGCCGGAAGGCCCGCACAAACCGGATGATTGAAGAGTACGGAGTACCAGTGCCTGCGGAGCAAGCTAAGTGAACCCCGCCCACGCTGACAAACCCCGCCGCGCCATTGTCGACCAGTTGGTGTCTATCATCCACACCCACAAATTGACGTATGCCGCGTTCAACGAACATGCCAAACTCGCAAGGGGTAAAGCAGGCCTCAAACCCGAAAAGACTCCACGCAAACTCCCCGTACTCCTGACCGAAGCCCAACTCCAAAAAGTCATGGATTTGATGGAGGCCAAAAGCGAAAACCAAACCGGGCTCCGCAACACAATTATCCTCCGCATGCTGTATTATACGGGGGCTCGTGTGGCGGAACTTTGCCGGTTTGAGATTGCCAACGTTGACCTAGGTAAGAGTGAAATACTACTCCTGCAAGGCAAGGGGGGGAAAGACCGGCGGGTGGTCTTCCCGGAGTCGTTTAGCTTGGTGCTGCGGTATTACATCGCAACCTTGGATAAAGGGGAGCGGTGGTTATTCCCGTCCAAGTTCCGCCAGCACATCCAAAAACGCCAGGTGCAGAATATTGTGGCGGCGGTGGGGAGGGAAGTGGGGGTGCGGCTGTACCCCCATCTGTTCCGCCACCAGATTCTAACCAGCCTTACCAAAAGTGGGTTACCCACTGAGAAGATTCAACTGATAAGCGGCCACGCCTCCACCACAGCGCTGGCTGTCTATCAACACCTCGCCCTACCGGACGTGCGGAAGGGGTATGAGGATGCGATTAAGGAGTCTGGGGTCTAACCATGCGAATTCTAAACAACCCTCCTGGGCCTGGGTGGCCCCGTTTATCACAATCAGGTCCTCTTCGGATTGCCCATGCCGCGCTGTGGTTAAATGGGCCGCCGCCCCTAAAATGGCTGGGTGAATGGAAACGGGTGTACTTTTTACACCCAACGGAGGCTGTGCGGGTGCTAGGTGATTGTATCGCGTCCGGTATGTGGGTGGGTCCACGAGGTCCGGGTACGGGAGGAAAGGCGTGATTCCGTTTGACTACTTCCCGTTTGAATCACGTACGGCATACGTAGACCTGAAAGCCCAGGTAGAGCGTACACTAGGGCGGCCCCGAAAAAACTCACCGTACTGTGTTCTGGTGCGGTGGCAGTACAAAAAAGAAGCCACAATCAGGGCGGCGGTCGTAAGTGAACTGTACAGCGGGGCTGCCATAGGTCTAACCACACGCGCGGCACTTAGCGCGAATGACAGACGGGAAGGTAAGCCCAGGTTTTGCGATTTGAAGTATGACCACCCAAGTCGGTGGACCAACCCGTTTATTTAGCCGTACCGCGCCCTCACCACGTCCCAAGCCGCCCCAATCCGCTTAAACTGGGCCTCCTGGGTCACCCTAACCGCGTGAGGGGCGTCCATCCACTTGTCCGGGTGGGTAAACTTGCGGAGTTCGGTTACCCGCGCCTGGGCTTCGGCTTTAGGTGGTAGACCGGCCCCAGGATCAAACCCCAGGGTAGTTAGCGCCTCACCCAAGTTGTCCGCCGGGGGCGGGGCTTGCGGCGGCGGGGGCGGTGGTGGCTGGGTAAACCTTGGTCCCATCCCCGCCAAGAAGTCCAATGATGGCAGGGTCCCAAATAGTAAAGTGGTTTCGACCACCGACAACAGCCGGTCCACCAAATCCTCCACACTACGAACGGGTGGGGCTGTGGTTGTTGGGCGCTTATTCTTTAGGGGGTGGGTTCTAGCAGACTTACGGGGTTTACGTGGTTTGATTGCCATCTATGATTACCACCAACTTATCCAACCCAACCCCCATGGCCGCCGCGAGCGCTCGCAGTGTTGACAAGCTGGGGTCACAGTGTCCGCGTAGTACCCGGCTGACGTACCCTTTATTCAACCCGGCGGCGTTCGCCACTTCAGTTACCCGGATCGGTGGGTTGGCGGTGTTGTCGGTTTTTGCGTTTGCACTCGCGGCGGCCATACGTCGTATCTTAACCCAACCTCAACCCCAGTGTACAGAGTCTAGTATTGTAGACCAGTACGTACCAACCCCTACATTTTGTGGTTGCTTCACAGGCAACGTAGTTGATAGGATGTAATTCCACTTATGAGTAACCCGAACAACCCCAACAACCCCAACGCCAAGACGCTCAACGGCATTCTCAACCCGGCCCTCGCCCGAAATCTGGTCATGCCCCGGCTCCCCATCGACCCCAACACCGGTCAAACCTTCAAGGTCGAAGACCTACGCGCCCTAATTGACGCCCAGGAAAAGGACCTACAGCGTAACCGGGCGTCCATGGTGGAACGGCTGGTGCTGCTGGATACCGCTGTAGAGCGAAACGCCATGCTCGACAAAGTGGTTGGTATGGCGATGGAATACCAAAAAGCGTCAACCCAGGGCGGTGTAACCAACACCACCCCTCACACCGTGGAACTAATGATTCTGATTTCCATGGCGGGCGTGGTGGGTTCGATTGTCGCCGGGTTTGGGATTGACGCGCGGGAAATCCGCGAAATCAACCTACCCAACATCGATACCAACTTGAGTCGCTTGGCTCAGGACCGCATCCGGTTTGGGTTGTAACTAATCCCGCTGTACTTTGGCGTTTGGATGAACTGAGGAAACTAACACCCTAACCCATGGCCCGCAACCCCAAACAGTTCCCCACTTCCGGCACCGGCGGCCCTCGCCCAGTTACAGGGCGTACTCCCGTCGGGGCCGTGGTTCAAATGCCAAAGTACGGCCACCATACAGATATCGATGCCGACGCCCTACTCAATGACGATTTGGAAGAGGAGTGGATTGTACCCGCTACGGATAGGGCTCACCGCTCCCAACGAATTTCAGTCACAGTGCCGCCGGTGATTGCCGAAGCCATCCAAAAGACGGTCGAAAGCCACCTAACCCCGTATGAGGATAAGCAGGAATTCTTACGCCATGCGATAAGCCGCCACATGGCTTACATCCAATGGAAATTCTCCGGCACGGTGTTTCCCAACTTCTCCCTAGTCCATGTCCGTAATCTGGCCCGGTTGGTCCACCAAGACAAACTGAGACGAGAAGCTAGCAACACCCTCCGGGAACTGGAACGCAGAGCCCAGCGTATGATCGCCGACGGGGATATTGGGGATGCTTACAAAGTGCTGGCCTACATTGGACGAAGTTTGCGGGATATGCCGCCGTCCTCAGTGCAAAACCGGTTTGAAGCCGACTTCCGCGCGAAGTATTCGGAGTTCTTACAATCCGGCGGACAGGTGAGGCCCACCGCAACAGCGCTGGTGTTTGGGAGTGGTGGCGGGAATGTTGGGGCAGATAAACCCGAAGCCGGTGAAGACGACGAATACCGATACGACCCAACAGAAGACTAACCTATAATGTCCCACCTAATCCAAGCATCTGATATCCTCCCCGCCACGCCGTCCGGCTTGGACATCGACGCCGCCAAGTTTCCATCATGGCGTCCCGGCCAAATCCAAAACATCACCGATGTCCTCAATGTGGAAACACGGGTGTCTATCAACTCAATGCCGGTGGGCTCCGGCAAATCCTTAGCATACGTCGCACTCGCAAAAGCCACGGGGGCGCGGGCGGCCATCTACACCGCTACTAACCCACTCCTGGAACAGTTGGTAGCAGACTTCCCCAGCCATGTAGAACTGGTTAAGGGGCGGGCGAACTACACCTGTGGGCTGGGCGGTAATTGTGAGGTGGGAAATTCGGCTGGGTGTGAAATGAAGCAGACGCCCCGATGCCCCGCACACGCCGCCTACCTCAACGCAGTGGAAGCCCCGGTCATTGCTACCAACTACGCCTACGCCATGGCGATTGGGAAATATGGGCAGGGCCTGGGTAATCGTGACATGCTCATTATGGATGAGGGGCATTCAATCCCAGATTTAGTCTGTAGTTTTATGGCGATGAAGTTCAACCACAACCTAGAGCGGGCGCTACAGATTGAAGCCCCGCCCCGCACCGCGCGTAAGTACTTCGAGTCTTGGGTGGAATGGGGCGTGGCATGTAAAGCCCGTGCGGTGGTTCTGTTGGCCGATGCCCGCTCCGCTATGAAGCAGGGGGACACGTCGCAGGCCTCCCGAGTAACCCTACTCTCAAACGCGGTTGAAGCATTCGAGCGTCTAGCAGCAGCCAAAGAAGCCGGACAGTCCAAGTTGTGGGCGATTGACGGCACCGAACAGGGTAGCCGGTGGTGGTATACCCTGGAGCCCGCCACCGCCGCCCCCTATGTCGAATCCATCTTGTTTAAGGGCGTGCCCCAGGTGTTGATTTACAGCGCAACGATTACGCCCCAGTTGCCGGTTGACCTTGGGATTCCCAACACCGATTACACCTACTTCGATTACCCCACCACGTTCCCGGTTCGTAACCAGCCCGTGTATTATGTGCCAACCGTCCAACTCAGTTACAAATCGACGGATGAGTCTAAAACAAAGTGGGTTGACCGCATCGACGAAATCATATCCCAGCGCCTGGACCGTAAAGGCATCATCCACACGGTTAGTTACGACCGCATCCAACAAATCACATCCCGGTCTAAGTACGCCGCCTATATGATTACCCACGACGGTAACCCCGGCAGCTTGCAGGCCGCCCTACGGGAATTCCAACGGCGTACCACGGGCTGTGTGCTGGTGTCCCCATCGGTGACCACCGGGTATGATTTCCCCGGCCACGCGGCGGAGTACCAGATTGTAGCCAAACTCCCCTACCCCAACCTGTCCAGCGCCATCATGCGGCTGCGTACCGGGGCTGACGCGCCCACCGGCTCCCTGGACGCCATCGCGGGGTCTAACTACCTCAATAGCCGCGTAGCCGACACCCTAAGCCAGATTGTGGGCCGGATCAACCGCCGCCCAACAGACAAAAGCGAAACCTTCATCATCGATAGCGCCATGTCCAGATTCTGGTACCAAAACCAACGATTTTTCCCGTCGGGGTTCCGGCGTGCGTATATCCAACGCGCCACCGTACCGCAACCCTACACCCCAAGTTTGCTTTCCCGATGGGTTACCCAACCCCAGCGGGGGGCAATAAGTCCGCGTCCTGATTAAGTAGTAATTAGTAAGTCCGAAAGAAGAAAGGTAAAAACTAACGTGAATTTTCACCCCTCACACGCAGTAGATATGTCGTTGTGGAACGACGTTGACGCCATGATTTCCGGCATCAAGTTTAGTGAAACCGGGCCGTACGCGGTCCAAGGTAAACAGCCCCTCTGGGCTCATGTTGAATTCAAAATGCCGGACGGCGAGTTGAAATCTCAAGCCTACAGCATGGGCGCTTCGGCTTCCGACAGTTTTCTGATCTCAGAAGACGGGACGGACCTCCACCCAAATCCCCAGTCTGGTAAGGAAAATCCGGCACTGTCCAAGGGTACCAACTTCATGTTGTTTATGGAGTCTTTGGCGGCGGCGGGCGTCCCGGCGGCCAAGTTTGAGGGCACCGGCGGCCTCATCGGCATCTGGGGTCACTTCAAACGGGTTCCGGTAACCCGCGAGGGGATTAAGAAGGAGGAGGGGGACAAAGCCCAAACCGTGTTGGTTATGGAACGGATGGTGAAAGCCCCAGTGACTGGCGGCGCGGGTACCCGTGCGGCTACCACGACGGGAACCACCACCGGCACCACCACCACCACCACCAAAACGACGGCCCCGGCTCAGGCGGCGGCTACCACCGCTGGTCTCAACCTGGAAGGTGTGGTCATGGGCTCCGGCCCCGCCGCCTTTATCACATCGCTGCTGATCGCCAACGATGGTCAGTTGACTATCCCGTTGGTGAACCAAGCTATCCTCAAGCTGCCGTTGCCCGCGCGCAAGCCTGCCAAAGACCTGTTGGCGAATGCGGAAGCGCTGGCCGCCGCCGGTACGGAAAACCCCGACATCGGTAGCCCAATCGCCATCGTCGACAACGTGTTGACGGTAGCTTAACCCCGAGTTCTTAGGTAAGCTCCATGGAAATCCTGTCTGTAATCCCGATGCAGTTTGACATACGCCGTAGGCCGGTAACCACCGAACGAACCACCGGCGTATGGCATGTCTCAACTCTGTTGCGGCAATGCGGGGTAGAAATGGGGCTTATCAAAGAACAGGAGGAAACACAGACGATTGAGGGCCAGATAGCCGCGTATGCTGAACAAACGACGCACGGGGAATCTGGCCTACTGTGTAAGATTGCGCTAGGGCTAGCCTGGGAAGATTGGGTTTCCCAACAGGTATCCGGGCTTGAGTATCATATGGGTGAAATAGAATGGGATGGCGTATACGGTTCCCCAGACGGCATAATCCACCTCAACACCAACCCCTACCGCATCGACGAAATTAAACTCACCTGGAAAGAAGCCGGAGCATGTATTAGTAAGGAATGGCTGTGGACCTCCCAAGTTAAGGCCTACTGTTACATCCTCACCCAGCAACTCCAAACCCCAGTACTCAACGCCGCCCTACACGTAATGCATGTCAACGGATTTATTCGGGGGAGTGCTAACCGACGGGCACGGGCTGGGCAACCCATCGCATACACCCACCAATTACAATTCACAGAAAAGGAACTTGAATCAACATGGCGTCTCCTAATGACAGCGAAATCACACCTAACCCGTCTCGGGGTGGACCCGATGTAGTCCGGCTGGTGCCTAAGAAGCCGGTGCATGATCCCACTTTCGTGCCCGCGTGGGCGGAAGAATACCACCTGTTGGGACCGGCGGATAAAGCCGCTTTCCTCATCACCGAATTGAGAACAGGAACCACCGACAACGCCCAATACATCTATGAACAAATCATGAACCTGGGTCGCATCGTAGAACAAACCGGCGGCTACTTCAGCCTCATGGAGGAAATCCGCGCTGATAGGGCGCTAAGTGGTCGTATCGCGTCCTGGGTGGCGGAAACCTACCCCCGGCTCCATAAAGAAGCCATGATGACCCCCCGCGAGAACCCGGATTCAGCCATCCAACTAGTGCTCGCTGTGTTGGTCAACCTGCTAGGTGGCAATGACAACAAACCCACCCTCACCCGCCGGGTAGGGTTGTGGCTTATGGGGGTGCGGTAACCTCATGGCCATCATTGTAGGCGGTGGTAACCGTGGCGGGGGGGTCATACTTGGTGCGGGCAAGGTCAACCCCCTTGATAGCCA